ATGGCAGTGTTTAAATATTATGCAAAAATTGACAGAGAAAAACTTGATGGTACAGGTCTATATATGGTTAGCTTTCCTGATTTAGAAAACTGCTTCACCTATGGTGAGACAATGCAGGAGGCTGTAGCTATGGCTCATGATGCACTAAGAGAGCTTTTAGCTGTAGAGGAACAGCAAGGGAATCACATTCCTAAAGCATCAGACATCAAAGATATTGACATTGAGGCAGGAGCAAGCTATGTCCTCATAGAGGTAGCTACAGATAAGGTGGAGGAGGCAAGCTAGGTGCAGGAATTGGCTAAGGAGTACGCTGAGCTGTTTTTCAAAGCTAAGCAAGCTCAGTACAGGTTAGCAGACATAGAGGATAAGGTACAGGAGCTAGGGCAGTGGGATGACTTCAAACAGGAAGTTAAGGCACACCTAAAGCTATTATGGAGGGCTGAGTAATCAGGGTTGCCCTCCTTCTGCTATACTAGAGGAGAAAAGGAGAGGTAACTGTGATAATACTGATAATACTCATCATCATGGCTATTGGTGGCTGTGGGATGCTTTGGGATAAGTACAGGGTTAGAAGGTACAGAAGTGTTAAGCTGTGGGAACAGGTGGAGAAGTTTGAGGAAGAAAGAAGAAGCAGGAGGGGCTGAGTAATCAGCTCTTTTTTATGGTATTGACTACCTATAGAGGAAATATTAAAATAGATTGGTAGGATTGCATATAAATTATTGTTTACAGGAGGCATTTACTTTGACTAGACAACAAAATACAGTTTGGGTGCAGGATGTACCTAGCACACTATCAGAGCTACTTTTTGACTTGGTGGGGATGTCAGCCTCAGAGATAGGGCTTCAAGGAGTTATCTATTGGGCAGAGAACAGGCTTACTGAGTTTCACAACCATGTCACTAAAAAGGAGTACAGTGAGGTCATTGACTTGATGTTACAGTTTGACAATGAGTACCTTACTACCATGATAAGTGAGCTACAAACATTCCTGATTAAGCACAGTCTGGAAATGGCTGTATAAGGCTCCCTCCTCTAGAGTATTGCTTGTAAGGTGCTTTTAGCAGATTGTACCTTACAGGCAGTGACTGAGGGAGAGGCTTAGTGAAACTGTATATTTGTATATTATAAATATATTTGATAGTGAATAATGAAAAAAACCTCTTTTTAGGCAGTTAATTGAATATTAATATTCAAAACTGCGGACTTTTAGGGGATTAGTAGATTGATCTACCTGTAAAGTAGTAAACCATTTTATTAAAGTAAGAATAAAAAATGAACTATAATTGAATAAAAGTCTAGTCAAAGTAATGCTCCTACCTACATAAGTCTAACTGTCACCCACAGTTAGGCTTTTTTTTGTTGTCACAGATTATGAGGAAGTATCTAACTAAGGTATTGAGGAGGTGATACCTTGAATATGAAAGAGTTTAAGAATGATGATATGACTATTGTAGGTGAGCAGTTGGAGGATAATGGTCAGTACCTTTTTGTTAGAAGTGAGGGCTTCCTATATGCTGTGTCCAAGAAGAACCTTACTGTCACTGACCTGCCGAAGGCAGAAAAATCAGAGGAGGCAGTTAAACCTGTTAAAAAAAGGGTTGTGAAGTCTAAAAAGGCTGAGAATGCTGTAGAATAGCTGTTAATTTAAAGGAGGAGGCTGTTGCTTGCTCCTTTTTTATGTATCAGTGGCTGTAACACAAAGCTAATTATAGGGGGGCTGTTTTTAACTAAGGGGAGGGGGTATCTGAATTTTTTAGGCAGGATGAGGCTAGTCATATCAAGGGTTTGAGGCTTTTAAAGTACAAGCTACAATATTTTGTACATGAAAATTACTTTATTTATAGTGTTACAGCTACCTACATAGTAGAGATAACTGATATAACTTTTCTTTTAAAACAGTATAAAAGTAATAACAGTTATAAACAGTATAGAAACAGTATAAAGAAGTAGATAAAGTAGTAGAATAAATACAAGGAGGCACTTTGTTTAGGCTGTTACAGTTAGACATAGTAATGAGAGAGGGAATGACCTTTTAGAGGGTTATCAGCCTCCAAAATCTCTCTCTAATTTGTCTCCTATTGTTCCTCTAAAGGGTCTTTTCTGATGAGTCTGAGAGTGTCATTTTGATGCTTTCAGGCTTTTTTATTTACCCTTTTATCCAAGATATTTAGAGAGCATGTCTCTGATTATAGAAGGTAAATGGAGGTTAAATATAGGAGCAAGCTGATTTTTGATCTTGGATTTTTGTTGTAACTGTGGCAAAGCTTTATTTTACAGTTAAATGTCTGTAAATGATAGCAAATAAATGACAGTTAAATGTCTGATAAATGCAGTAATATCAAGGGATTAAATGACCTGTATATGACAAGTTAAATGGCTGTTAAATGACAGTAAATATAAGGCAAGTGCTGTAAGGCAAGAGAGGAAAAAGTACAAGAAAAGGGGAGTGGATACACTGTGAAAAATAAAAGGAAGGCATTAAAGCCTGAGCAATACAAGGCAATAGCACTGATGGTATACAAGGATGTTAATGGGCTTACTAATGAGATGATTGCTAAAGAGGTGGGGGTCAATCCAAGTACCCTGTATGAATGGAAAAAGGGGCAGGCATTTAATGATGAGCTTATCAGGCAGTCTGAGGAAGTACAGAGAAGTTTCCTAGCAGATACCTACACACAGCTAAGGATGATTATTAATAACCCTAAAGCTAAAGAAGGTACTAAGATTAAGGCTATTGAATTAGTACTCAAGAATCAAGGCAGACTTAAAGATGTACAAGAAGTTACTCAGTCTGTTGATGAGAAGTCTCTCACAGATATTCTAACTGAATTGAATAACATCTAAGCAAAGGCAGAGCAGTGATGCTCTGTCTGTTTTTTATTTTATTTATTGAGACTAACTTATGAGACTGTTTAAAGCCTTATGTATCAATGATTAAATAACTGTCTCAGAATCAGGTGTTAATGAGACTGTTGACACACTAACTCTCTGTTACTCTGCTGTAAAACTCTACATAAAAATAAAATGTCTCAGGCTTTTTGGGGGCTACAGGGGGGAACAGGGGTAGGAGGGGCTAGGGCAAGTGCCTCTAACATTTACACAATGGAAAATACCTTTTTGGTGGAAGTTTATTTCCAGTTACTCTACAGCAACTCTACAGAAAATGCCTCCATATCAATAACCTTTACTCTTCAGCAACTCTAAAGTAACTCTACTGCTCTAAAAGCTTTGCCACATCATACCCAGTTATTGCCTTGCAAATATCCAGTATTCTGCTATTATTAGACTATAAATAAGAACAAGTGTTCTGCTTTTAGGAGTTGGAAAGAATGAAAAAAATACAGAATTGGGAAAAAGGTACTCCTGCTGAGGTTTGGTATTTACTTGAGGATTGGGGCTACTTTAGATCAGACATCAATCTCACAGATGCAGTAAATGTAGCCAAGTATATACTTAACAGCCTCATCACTATTGACCCCACAGATTATTACTACTCTCTGAAAGAGTTAGACAGTACCCAGTACCATGACATGATGCGTGACTGCCTTAACTTCATTCACAAGTATCAATCAATGACAACAATACAACTAGGTAAACTTGCTGAATAAGTAGGGCTATAACAGCTCTGCTTTTTTTGTTGCCTGTCACAGTTTGGGCATGGCTTTCTAATTAAAGGTTAAAACAGAAGGAGGTCATAGTATGGCTTACAGTATGGATTTGAGTAAAAATAAATTTGGTGCTAGATTGTATATTCCAAAAGAGGAGCTTGAGTTTGACCCTAAGAGAGAGCCTTTCATTGAAAAGAAGGTACTGCATGAGTTAGGCAGAGGTATGGAGCATAAAATAGAAGTAACCAAGCAGTATGCTGAGTTAATTGACAGCTATGTGTTTGAAGCAGAGGCAGTCATCTTAACTCCTGAGGAGTACAGAGCCATGCTTGGGCACATTAGGCATCTTGAAGATCAGATAAAAGTGATATATGGGGGCAGAGATTAATTTCTCTGCTCTTTTTTATGCTGTCACATTTTTTATTGACTGTCTAACTAGGGATATGAAAAGACATTTAGGAGGAATCCCTATGAAAATGACATTTAACAGAAATCCCATCACTTTTGGCAAGACTATTGAGCAACCCAGTCAGGAGCTGATTAAAAATACTCCTGCTTTGCACAATGCCTCACTAGAGGATGCTCTCAAGTTTGGGGGAGAGCTTACTAGGCAGGCTATTGGAACAATGGATTTAACTTTTAGTAAAAAGCACATCATTGTAGACACAAAAGTACACATGTTAATGCCTACTTTTTCCCCTGCCTTGTCAGGTTGGCACAGTGATGGAGTGCCTAGAGGAGCTGAGCTTAATCCTACTGTGAGGAAAGCTCCTAACATTCAAGCACAGGAGAACATGGATGCCAGTATTTTTCATTTATTTGTCACAGGGCAGGGCTGTCTCACTCAATTCTTAGATCAGAGCAATGTAGAGCTTGAAGTGCCTGACACTCCTGACTCCAAACTGTACAGCATGATTAATCAGCAGGTTACTCAAGGTCTTGTAGAGGGTAAGTACACAGCTACTGACATCCCTAGCTGTACTGCTGTTAAGTGGGATTGGTGGGATTTGCACACAGCACAGCCTGCTAAAGAGCATGAGTGGAGATTCTTAATCAGGGTAACTGAGACTGATCTGCATGAGCCTAAGGCTGATCTTAGAGATATCATCAGAACACAGCAACAAGTATACTTACCTCATAATTTTGGATGGTAAACCTCAGGCAGGGCTTATATAGTCCTGTCTTTTTTGTGCTGTCACAGAATTAGCAGACTTTTCTAACTAGGAGGTACAAGGGTTAGCCCTTGACTTTTTGGGAGGTCTGTCTATGACTGTACAACTGGATAGAAAAGAGATTGAGCGACTTTTAGCGCAAGAGGAGTACAAGCCTATTGAAAGGCTGGACAAGTCTACTCTTGATGCTGAGGAAAAGGCTCAAGTAAGGGAAGTAGAGCAGGTGGTAAGCTTCGGCCAAGAGATAATTGAGCTGTTTGATTGGTTTCTTGAGTCTCAAGATACATTGCCTACACAAAAGCAGTATGTAAACGCAGGCATTAATAAAATGTTAGCTTGGTTTGCTACTAATAAGCCTGAGATAGAAGTAACTACAGTTATGGTAGAAGCTTGTAAGCTGAGGCTGACTAGGACTTACATGAGTAAAGTGATAGAGCTACACTTTGAGGCTTGCTTGAGAGAGAGTATGCCTCATCTAAAAATTATTTCTCATCCTCTTATAGATTCTGTGATGGGTGTAGATATTGTAGCTGAGGATGATGTGAAAAGGTACTACATTCACATAACCTCTAATACTCCTATGGCTAGAAAGATGCTGAGAGAGAAGGAGAGCAGAGGTGGTCTAAGGGTGGGCAATGCTTTCATCAAGTATACAAGAGACTTTGAAGGAGACCTTATGCTGATGTATGACATTCATGAGGAGTCTGAGACAACCAAAATCATCAATGGTTTTCCATTATTCAGACCTGACTTTATTGAGTGGAGGCTAAACCTTGCAAGCACCTCATCTACAGCAGGTGAGTTGCTGTCAGTACCTTATAGCAAGTTAGATCACTTCATTGACTGGGCAAAGCATCAATTAAAACAGGATATACAGCTATCAGAGGGGGCTTTCTAAGCCCTCTTTTTTTTGCCTTTTTTTTCCTGTCTCAAAAAAGTTTCAATTTCTACTTTACAGTATAGTGTAATTACAGTATACTGTAATCATAGATTTGACAGGAGATGACTGGATATGGAAAAGCGTTACACAGTTAAAGCTAATGGTACTACAGCAGAAGGTAAAAAGAACTGGGAAGTCTTTGACAAGCAAGAGGAAAAGTTTCTTTCTCAATTTGAAGGTGGCAGATTTGCTCTCCAAGATATTGCAAAGCAATTAAATGAGGGTGCTCTTACTCTTGAGCCTGCTGAGGAGAAGTCTACAAAGACTGTAGGCTATATGAGGGTATCTACAAAACTTGATAAGCAGGTATTTGACAGACAGGAGGAGCAGTTAAAAGCTTTTGGTGTAGATCATATCTATGCTGATAGGATGTCAGGGGCTAAAAGGGAGAGACCTGAGCTAAACAAGATGTTAGAGGAGCTTGAGGAGGGAGATACTGTAGTAATTGTAGCCATTGACAGACTCAGCAGGTCTACAAAGGACTTACTTGAGATAGTAGAGATCATCAAGAATAAAGGAGCATCCCTCAAGTCTCTTAATGACTCTTGGTTAGATACAACTAATGGGAATCCTATGTCTGAGTTTCTTCTTACTGTAATGGGTGCTTTAGCTCAGATGGAAAGAGAGCAGATCACTCAGAGAATTAGAGAAGGTGTAGCAGTAGCTAAGGCTAAAGGTACTAAAATGGGCAGACCTAAGAAAAGTAAGCACAAGGTAGAACTTGCATTAGACCTCTACGCCAAAGGTGAGCATACAGTACCTCAAATAGTCGAGATCACAGGAGTCTCAAAAGCGACTCTTTACAGAAAGATTAAGGCACTTGAGGAGGGAACACTCTAAATAGGTGAATTGTGTGAGACAGCTAACTAACTGCTGTCTCTTTTTTCATGCCCTCACCTTTATGGAATAGCTCTCAGATGAGCTAGTAAGTGACTAACCCATATAGGGTTATCTGAGACAGTGAGAATAAAGGGGAGAGGGCTAAAATGTTAGCAATGGATTTAATCAAATGGCTCAAGGATACTCCTATAGATGAGGTTATTGAGTATGCCTCAAGGCTTGAGGGTAAAATTGAGGAAATGAGAATTGATGCTTTAAATTATATTCAAGAAGGAGACAGAGACTCTGCTGAGGAGATGCTTGAGGAAATCAAATACTACAGCAAGGTATACAGGATGACAAGAGGCTACTTTGATAGTCTCTTTTTTGCATATGAGTACTTTTCAGATGATAAAAACCCTGAGAATGAGACTAACCTAATACCTAAAGGAGTTTCTATAGATGATGCTCCTGACTTTCACAGGGAGCTGACAGCTAAACTGGATGAGCTGACTACCATTAACCCAATTAAAAATATTTGTTGGGGTTCTAGTAGGGGTAGTGGTAAATCTGCATACCTGTCCAATGTGTACCCTACACATGCTGTGGTTTACAGGACAAGAAAGTATATTGTAATCATTTCAGAGACAGCCTCCATGTCTCAAAACTTTGTAGAATTTATCTCTACTAACCTCAAAAGCAATGCAAAGCTTAGGGAGGACTTTGGGGAGCATTTATCTCCTAACAAAAAAGCTAATCCTGAGGACAATCAGGAAGGCTTTGTAACCTTTTCTGAGATCAAAGTGCAGTCATCCTCAATGGGTGGACAGCTCAGGGGTTCTAGGTTCAAGAATGCAAGACCTGATCTTATTTGTTGTGATGATTTAGAGTCTGCTAAGAATACAAACACCAAAGACCTTAGGGATAAAAACCTCCACTGGTTTAACTCAGTTGTTGTGCCTTTAGGAGACCCTAAAAAGACTGCCATTATCTACATGGGTACTCTTGTACATGGTCAAGGCTTACTGCCAAACATCATGAGAAGGAGTGGCTATGACTCTAAGATGTACTCAGCTATCATCAGTGAGCCGGTGCATCAAGATTACTGGGAAAAACTTGAGAACATGCTGAGAGATATTGACAACCCCTATAGGGAATCAGAGGCAGAGGCTTTCTATGCTGAAAACAGAGAGATCATGGATGAAGGAGTAGAGGTGCTGTGGGCTGACAGGTTTAGCTACTTTGATCTAATTAAGAAAAAGATTGAGATTGGTAGCAGAGCCTTTGCATCTGAGTACTTGAATAAACCTTCTGATGATGAGTCAGTAATCTTTAGAGAGGATTACTTCTTGTACTTTGAGGACTCTGATCTGTTTGTTGAGGATGTAAAAGGCAGAAGCAGAATTAGCCATCATTTAGATATTGTAGGCTTTTGGGATATTGCTATGGGTAAAAATAGCAGGTCAGACTACAATGCAATCAATATCATAGCTAGGGATAGAAGGACAGGAGTTATTTATGTCCTAGAGAGTTGGGCTAAGAAGTGTACACCTTCTCAAGCAATGGAAGTGGCTCTTAACATGATTGAAAAGTATCAGCCTAAAAAGTTTGGGGTTGAGACCATTCAAGCACAGTATGACATCTATAGGCAAATGCAATCTAGGGCAGTACAGAGAGGGCTGTACTTTACTAGGATAGTGCCAGTTAACCCTACTACTAGGAAGGAGTCAAGAATAGAGGCTTTAGAGCCATTGTTTGAGCAGGGTGTCATCAGGATTAAAAAGAATCAGAGGATATTGCAAGAACAGCTATTACAATACCCTAACCATGACCATGATGACAGCATTGACAGCTTGGCATCAGCTATAGGTATGACAAGGATAAATAAAAGAGGATTTTGGTACAAGCCTGAGGGGATTTAACCCTTTGGGCTTTTTTTATTACCAAAAATTAAGGAGGAGAATGGATGTCTACATTTAATCAGATGTTTGCTAAAGGAGAGTTTTACCCTCCTATTGAGCATAAGGACAGGATTAATAGGTACAAAGAAAATAAGCTTTTAATTGAGGGCAAGCATGGTGAGCTTTTCAGAAAGCACAACTTTAATAGAAATGGCAGGCTGTATGTCTCAGTCAATCTAGCAGGCATTATAGCTAAGAAGTCTGCTGACTTTTTAATTGGAGATGGAGTACAGGTCTCAGCAGGTAAAGAGGATAACAGTAAGGAGCAAGTAGCGCTAGACAGGATTAAGGATGAGAATGATCTTGATATCCTTTTCTATGAGTCAGCCTTAGCCAATGCCTACAGGGGGGATAGCTTCTTTAAGGTTAGGTATGGTCAGGAGTATGGTGGCATGTATCCTCCTGAGTTTGATAATCCAAGGGTGATTATAGAGACTCTTGATGCAGGATATGTCTTTCCTGAGGTTGCCAAGCATAATAAAAACCTTATCACTGCTTACCATGTAGCCATTCCTATCAGGATTGATGATGAATCAAAAGAGATCATGGAATCTGAGTGGGTTCTTAATATTGAGAGTCATTATGCAGGCAAGATCATTTACAACCAATTTAAGCTTACAGTGATGGTAACTGAGGCTGATGGTACTCCTATTGACTTCAAAATTGGAGACCCTATAGGAAGCCCTCAGGAGGTATTTACAGGCGTTCCTGTGCCTTTGGTAGTCCATGTGCCTAACTTCTCTTTGGATGACCATTGGGAGGGTTTAGATGACCTTTCAGAGCTAAAACCTTTGTTTGATGAGCTTAACAATAGGCTCAGTCAAGTGGCTTCTATTTTAGACAAGCACAGTGACCCTGCTTTAGCTTTGCCAATGGGCTTATTGACAGAGGATGAGAATGGCAGACCTATCTTTAATGTAGCTAACTCTAAGGTGTTTGAAATTGATGGGAATACTAAAGATATAATCCCTCAATATGTTACTTGGAATGGACAGCTACAGGAAGCTTACTCAGAAATTGACAGAATCATTGACATGATCTTGATTACTGCTGAAATTCCTGCTGTAGCTTTAGGTAAAGGTGACTCAGGTACATCAGGTAGCTCAGGTTTAGCTATCAGGTTTAGGCTCAATTCCTTGTTAGCTAAGATCAAAAGGAAAAGAAAGTATTATGAGAAAGGTCTCAAAAGAGTCTTTTTAATCGCCCAGTACTTAGAGTCTGTGGTAGGTGTTTCTGATTATGAAATTACAGCTCCAAAACTAACCTTTACTGATGGTCTTGATAAGGATGAGTTACAAGAGGCTAACCTAGCTAACATCAGAACAGGTGGAGCAGTCACAATGTCTCAGAAAACAGCAATCATGAAGCTTGATGGTCTCACTGAGGAGCAAGCAGATGCAGAGATTGCTAGGATTGAGGAGGAGCAGTCAGCTCAAGCTGAGAAAGAGGCTACAGCATCCCCATCCATCTTTAATGACCTTGAGGATGATGAGAAAGAAGATGAGCCAGTAGAAGAAAAAGAAGAAACTGAGGAGGAGCAGGAGTAATCCTGTCTCCTTCTTTTATTAGGGGGAAATTATATGGCTTTTATACCTACACCTAAGTATGACAAGGATAAAAAGAGGATGGCTAAGATGCTGTCAAAACAATATAAGCAGATGTTAGATTATCTGATCTTACAATTACAGTTTAATCCTGATGACCCCAAGGTTATAAGGGAAGCTCAGATCATGAGACAGATAAATTATTGGCTAAAGGAGCTAGATCAAGCGCTCTACAAAGAGATTGAGAAGCTAATCAAAAAATCCTTTAAAGATGGTCAAGCATACCACTTGTTGTCAGTCAAAGAGGCTAAGAACTGGGAGGAAGCTGTAAGCTCAGCATCTTTCAATAAATTGCAGAGGGCAAGAATAGAGGCTATTGTAGCTGACACTCATGAGGATATTTTACAAGCCACAAATAATACATCATCAGCTATTAAATCAGTGATTAAGCAGACTGTATCAAAAGTGGCTCAATATCACTCTTTAAATAATGGTAATTATGAGGATATGCAAAAGGATTTATTAAAGCAACTTTCTAAGCAAGGTCTAAGTAAGACCATTGTTAAAGATGGCTTTGTAGGTATCAAAGACAGGGCAGGTAGGAAGTGGGATTTAGCTACCTATAGCAAAATGGTAGTGACCACAAAGACTAATCAAGCTTTTATAGAAGGTGTTACTCATGAGTCAGAGGAGACAGGCTTTGACTTAGCTGTAATCACAGATCATGGTGCTGAGGATGCTTGTAAGAACTGGGAAGGCTTAGTTATTTCTCTGACAGGTAAAACAAAGGGCTACATCACTTACAAGCAGGCTAAAGCCACTAATGAAATTTTTCATCCAAACTGTGAGCATGGTGTCCATTCTATTAGATCATTGGATATGTTACCTGCTGATGAGATAGCACAGCACAGAAGGAAAATGGCTCAAATAGGTAGTGTAGATAGTAGGAAATATGTGAGGAAGAAGAAAAAAAGGACTTAATTTTAGAAAAAAGTCAAGTTTTTTCCTGATTTACTTTATTTATGCTCTATTACTTAGACATATATATGACTCAGGTAGAGAGCCTGAGATGGGAGAGGAGGAGCAAAATGCCTGATGAAGTTGTACAGCCTGAGGCTACAGAAGCTACAGAAACTGAGCAAGTGACAGAGGAAGTAAAAGAGCCTGAGGTCACAGTTAAGGTAGAGGTAGAAGAAGTAAAAGAGCCTGAGGTTAAAGAGGACAATGAGCCTGAGACTGAAACAAAGCAGGAAGAAGCTAAAGAGGTAGAGGAAATTAAAGAGCCTACTAATGATGAAGATGCTGAGTCTGATGAGTTGGTGCAGATTAAAGGTCAGCTAACTGACAAAGAGAATGAAGTAACTGACTTAACAGCTAAGCTAAAGAAATCAGAGGCTAAAGTAGATGACCTTAAAACTCAAGTTAAATCTCTTTCTACTGTTGTAGAGTCTTTGGTTGAAAATAAGGTTAAAGCAATTCCTGAGGAGTTTCATGGTTTGATACCTGATGGAGATGCAGTGAGTAAATTAGCTTGGATTACTAAAGCTGAGGAAAGTGGCATCTTTACTAAGCAGGTACAAAATGTAGAAATTGGGAAGCCTTTAGAGCTGACTCAAGATGATCCTAAAGCTGTAAGTAAGATGAGTCCACAGCAAAAGATGGCTCATTACTTTAGCCAAGCATTTTCAAGAAACTAATAAAAACTAATAAACAGAATGGCAGGGAGCTAAAAGGCTCTCTTTTTTAATGCCAAAATTTAAGGGGGAAAATAAAAATGGCAGGTTTAACACTAGCACAGACTGTAGACCTGACTCAAGATGTCCTTAAAAAAGGTGTCATTGAGACTATGGCTACTGAGTCTAAACTATTGGCAGTATTGCCTTTTATGAATATTGAAGGCTCAGGGTATTCTTACAATGTTGAGCAATCTCTAGCAGGAGTAGAGTTTAGGGCAGTTAACACTAGCTATAACACTGTAGCTCCTACTACTAGGAAAGAAACTGAGTTTCTTACTATCCTTGGTGGAGAGGCAGTTATTGATAGCTTTCAGATGGAAGTACACTCTAACATCAATGATCTTATGGCTATTCAAACAGCTCTTACAGCTAAGTCTATTGCACATAAGTATGAGAAAACTTTCATCAATGGTGATGTAGCTGTAGATGCTAACTCATTCAATGGTTTGAAGAAAAGAGTTGCAGGTACTGCTATGGAATTTGCTAACTCAGGAAATCTGACTGCTGACCTTGATGTACTTCTTGATGAGGTTTATGGTGGCGCTGATGCTCTTATCATGAACAAGAAAACAAGAAGGAAGCTTACAGGTGAGGCTAGAGATGGTCAGATCACCTATGTTAAAAATTCCTTTGGTGTACAAGTTACCCAATATGGAGATGTTGACATCATTGATCTTGATGCAGAATTGCTTGAGGATGATGTGATCTTTGCTGTTAAGTTTGGTGCAGGTGAAGCTGTATCAGGTCTACAGTCTAAGTCAGGTCTTTCTGTTAGGTCTCTTGGTGAGCTTGGTGAGTCTCCACAGATCAAGACTAGGATTGAGTGGTTTGTAGGTCTTGCAGTATTCCATCCTAAAGCTGTTGCTATGAGGAAAGCTACTGCTGAGGCTACTGCTTAATCAGTACAGTAAATAATTAAGGGCAGGGCAGGAGTTTCCTGTCTTGTCCTCTTTTTTTATATCCAATTACTAGAGAGGAGATAGTTTAAATGGCAGTAAAAGTGATTGTACCTAATGAGAATTACAGTGAGATGTTTCAAGGAGTCCAGTTTAAAAATGGTGAGGGCATCTTTGAGGATGAGAAGTTAGGCAAGTCCATTGCTGAGACTTTGGGCTATAAGGTAGAGGCTATCAAGGCAGAGAAGAAAGCGCCTGCTAAGAAAGCAACTGCTAAGAAAAAAGCTGAGTAAGGAGGTAGATACTGATGCTGACACAGGTAGAGGTTGGGCAGTTTATTGATGAGAATATCCTTCATTCTAAGTTATGGGATGCCTCTGATGATGCTGTCAAACAAAAGGCAGTTAATCAGGCTCAGCATACTTTATTTAGGTATCTACCTGATGTCTATAAAGAGGGAGAGGTTATTCCAGTAGAGGATGTAGCTGAGCAGGTGCTGTGGTTATTGAAACTGGATGACTCCATGCAGAGGGCTGAGATGGGTACATTGATGATTACTATTGATGGTATTCAAGTACAGCTTAAAGACATGGATAGGACAATCTCTCCTAAGATACTTAATTACTATGGTATCTCAAGCATCAGGAAAAAGAGAGTGGGCAGTTATGCTGTAGATTACTCTACTGATACCTACAGGATGGGCATTGAGTCTAGGACTGATAGGCACAGCAAGTACCTCTATTATAGGGGGGATTGATTATGCTAGGTTTTGTACCTATGCCCCATGTTGCTAAGTTGCTAAAAGCTGACAGTGCTTTAGACAAGTGGGGTTTACCTGTTGATACAGGTCTAGGTGAGGTTATTCCTTGCAAAATAACTTATAACAGTACCAATGAGTCCATACAGGTAGCCTCAGGAGAAATGGTAGTTTATAGGGCAAACATTCTTTTTGAAGGTGTACCACAAATCAGCTATAAGGACTTAATTGAGTGGTCAGATGACTGGGGCAATGTCCACAAGAAACAGCCTCTAGCCATTGACTTTAAGCATGATCTGTCAGGCACTCCTGTAGCAGTTAAGGTCACTGTCTGATGGCTAAGTTTACTGTAAAAGCTGACTTTGTGGACAAGTCAAAGCTTATTAGTAGCAGGGTTAAAAAGACTATGAGAGGGGCTATGCTAGATGTCATCTTAGATGCTAAAAGGGTAGCCTCCAAGTCAGCACCTCATGACAGTGGGTTCTTAGAAAAGACAGCACAGCATGAGATACATGTAGCAAGTGGCTATATAGAGGGTTCTGTAGGGTTCTCTGCTGTCCATAAGGGCTTTAACTATGCTGAGTGGACTCATGATGCATCTTACAAGTTAGGTGCTAAGTCCAAAAAGAAAAAGGGAGGCAAGTCTAAATTTGGTGGAGGTGCTGTTCCTGTAGGTAAGGGCTATTTAGAGAATACACTCTCAATGAATAGGTCAGGCTACATGGACTACCTTGAGGAAAAATATAGACAGGCTTTGAGTTAGGGGGAAGCTCATGAGTATCACTGATATTGTAGACTTTCTCAAGCTATTGGGATTTTCTGAGGAGATTTACCCTCTAGCTTTCCCTGCCACTTCTCCTGACAGAGCAATGATGGTAGAGGTTGGGGATGGTGTACTACCTAAGGGAGTTTTATCAGATTTTGTACTTACTATTACTACAAGAGACATCCATCCTAGTGAAGCTGAGCAGTTAGCTAATGAGGCGCTTATGAGACTGCATGGTGTTACTAATGTTTCCATTGGTGATGCTTACATTGTCCAAGTGATGGCACAGTCTATGATGCCTAGCTCTCTAGGTAAAGATGAAGAAAATAGATATTTTTATTCCATTGATTTTAGAGTCCTAGTTTAAAAACTTAGGGCTTTTTTTAATGGGGAAATTTAAGGGGGAAATAACAATGACAGTAGCTAAAAAGGTAGCAGGTGTAGATGTCCTGTTAAAAATCAAGAAAGCTGATGGTACTACACTTATTCTAGGTGGACAAACAGGAGCAACCCTAAACAGGGAGGCTGAGACTATTGAGGTTACAGATAAGACAGCAGGTGGATGGGCATCTAGCTTGCCTGGCATTAAATCATGGTCTATTGATGCTGATGGCTTTGTAGTGCTTGGTGATGTAGCTTTAGAAGCTATTGAGGATGCATTCAATGACAGGGTAGCAGTAGATGCAGAGATCAGGGTAGGTGCTACTGATGATCTGGATGGAGTAACTTACAGTGGTACTGGTTACATTGTTGACCTGCCTTTAGAGTTTGCTCAAGATGATGCTGTAACTTACTCTCTGTCTATTGAAGGTGCTTCACCTTTGGTAAGGACTAAGGGTGCTGTTATAGAATCTACTCAATCTGCTTAATTTCACTTTAAAACAGAATATGTAGTTAGACATATAGAGGAGTAGGGCTAATGCCTTGCTCCTTATTATTTTATTTTAGGGGGAAATAGGATGGCTATTAAAACAGTAGATGTAATGTTAGATAAAGAGAGGAAGCTTGCTTTTCCATTAATGGCACTAATCAGGTTAAAGAAAGAACATGGCATTCAAATGGCAGACTTGAAAGATAAAGAGAAGGCTCAGGATGTTGAGGTAATTCTTGCAATTATTTGGGCAGGGCTTATCCATGAGCAACCTGATCTAACATATGAGGAAGTAGGGTACATGATTGACATTAGTGAGCTACCTGCTATCTCAGAAAAATTGTCTGAGGTATTTGGGAGCATGAATGAAAAAAACTTACCAAAGTAAGTCTTGGCAATCTCACCATAGAGAGTATCTATAAATATGGCTATGGCTTACTTAAATTAGATCAGCAGACTCTCTACTCTATGGATGCCTTTGAGTTTCTTGAGAGGGTGGAGGGTAGTCTGCTTTGGCATGAATATCAGTTAGATGAGCTGTTAAATAATCAGGCATGGTTTACAGCAAACTTGATGATGTCATCAGGAAACATGAAGAAATCTACTGATGCATTGAAGCTCAAGAAAGGTCTTTACAAGTCACTTGAGGATGTAGAGGAAGAAAGAAAGCCTAAAGTTACTGTTAACAAAGACTATGAGGAGGAAAAGACTAAGCTGTTAGGTAGGTTTGGTCTTGATGAATCTCAATTAAATACCTAGAAATCTTGAGAGCTGTTGCTTGGAGAATAAACCCTCTGATGCAATGGCTCTCTTTTTTATATCAGAAAAGGTAGGTGGTAAAGATGGCAAGTGTTGGAGAGTTAACAGCTAGAATAACCTTAGGTGGCATGGATGCTGTAGAAAGACAGCTCAAGAACTTTAGCTCTGCTATGGACAAAGCTTCACAAAAAGCAGGTGATATGGGCAGGACTCTCAGGGAAGCAGGTGAGGGCTTCAATGAGTTAGGGGAAAACATTGCTCCTTTATCAGCAGGTTTAGTAGCTATTGGTGGGGCATCTCTAGTAGCCTCAGATAACATCAATCAGGCAATGGCTAACTTTCAAACTAAGTTAGGCGCATCAGGATCTGAGTTAGCAAACTATCAGCAGGTACTAAATGATGTGGCTAGCACAGGAGTAGGCTCTTTTGAAGAGGTCTCAGATGGTATCATAACTGTTTCACAAAACATGAAAGGCTTATCTACTGGGGAGTTAACAACTCTGTCAGAACAGGCAATGCAGTTAGGTAAGGTCATGGGAACTGATGTAGGGGATGTCTCAAAAGTAGCAGGACAGTTAATGACTCAGTTTGGTGTATCAGGCTCAGAAGCTATGGACTTGATTGCTAAGGGTTATCAGAATGGTATGGATTATGCAGGGGATTATATGGACACTCTGAATGAGTACTCTGTCTACTTCAAGACACTAGGATTCAGTGGAGAGGACATGTTTAACACCCTTATATCAGGAGCAAAAGCAGGGGCTTTCAACTTAGATAAAGTGGGAGATGCTGTTAAGGAATTTGGTATCAGGTCTAAGGATGGCTCAGAGTCAACTAAAGAGGCATTTAAGGCGCTTGGATTAGATGCTGACAAAATGACTCAGACTTTCGCAAAAGGTGGCGAAGGGGCTAAGAAAGGGTATGCTCAGGTAGTTCAAGCCTTATCAGGTGTTAAAGATCAGGCTGACAGGAATGCTATAGGGGTAGCCTTGTTTGGTACTCAGTATGAGGACATGGAAAAGGATGTTATTGCTTCCACAGGTAGCATTGTAGACCACATGGGCAATGTTAAAGGTGCGAGTGCTGATGTAGCTAAGAATAACAAGACCTTTGCACAGGAAATGCAGGGAGCATGGAATCAGATTCAGATTGCCATTAAGCCTGTAGGAGATGTGCTGAGGGGAGCTATTGTAGATGTAATGCCTACTATAGTATCTGCAATCCAAAGCATGTCTAATGCCTTTATGGGGCTATCACCTACAATGCAAAAAGTTGTATTAGGTGTAGGCGCTTTTGTAGCTATGATGCCTGTAATGCTTGCAGGTATTGGAGGTATCTTGTCTGTAGTGGGTACTATGGCTACAGGTTGGGGAGCATTGGCAAGAGGCTTTAGCTTAGTTGCTACAGGTGGTACAAAGCTTGTATCTGCATTCAAGCTCATAGGCACTGCCTTTAGAGCTTTGTCTGCAATCTTCATGGCTAACCCATTCATGCTGATTGTAACAGGTATTGTAGTTGTAGCTGTATTGATCTACAAGTACTGGGATGAAATCTCAGCTTACACTATATCTGCGTGGAATGCTATTAAGGCATGGTTTGCTCCTTTTTGGGAGTTTTTGAAATCATTAGTAAGTGCTTTTGTTACTGCCTTCATGACTTACATTCAGGCTGTAGTTGCCTTTTGGACTTCTGTTTGGAATGGCATTAAGACTGTATTCATGGCAATATGGTCAGGACTTTCTTCCTTTTTTTCCTCAATTTGGTCAGGATTGACAGCAGTAGTGTCTACTGTATTCAATGCTATCAAAGATGTCATCCAAACTGCATGGAATGTTATAAAGACTGTGTTCCTTATTGCCATTGGGATTTTAGTTACACTGCTAGCTCCTTTATGGAATGCCTTTGCTACTGGGTGGAATGCCTTGGTGGGAATTGTAAAGGCAGTAATGAATAAGGTTAAGTCATGGGTTAAGACAGCAATCAATTTCATAGTCACTGCTTGGAAAAACTATGTAAATGCTGTTAAAACTGTGTGGAATGCAATCTATAGCAATGTCATTAAGCCTGTCATTTCAAAGATTAAGAGCATTGTTACCACTTTGATTGCTAAGGTTAAAGGGGTTATGAATGCTGTTAAAACAGGGTTTAAAGTGGCTTGGGATGCTATCTACAATGCTGTAATAAAACCTATTCTCAATTACATCATCAATGGCATTAAAAATCTTATTAGAGCCGCAAAATCTGTAATGTCAGCAGTGAAATCTGCCTTTTCTACAGCTTGGAATGCTATTAAGTCTGTGGTGACAAAGGTTATCTCAGTAATCAAAAATGTAATCCAAGGAATTACTTCTAAAGTGTCCTCAGTGACAGGGAAAGTAAAATCCTTCTTTGTGAATGCATTTAATGCTGTGAAATCTAAGGTATCCTCAGCTATCTCAAGTGTGAAAGATAAGATTAGCAGTATCTGGAATACAGCAAAGTCTATAGCAGGAAAAATCAAGGGTGCTTTTGGTAACATCTTCAAGAGCATTAAAATCCCTCACTTTTCAATGGGTGGGTGGACTGTTAAGGACTTACCAAAACTGCCTAAGATGTCAATTAGTTGGCACGCAAAAGGGGGTATCTTGGACAGCTCTACTCTCATTGGTGCAGGTGAGAAAGGTGCTGAGGCAATTGTACCTCTGTCCTCTCAAAGAAGGATGAAGCCATTTGCTCAAGCAGTGTCTAAGTTTATGCCTGATTCTGCAAAAGGTAGCTCTAATACTTCCATTCATGTAGGACAGTTGGTAGTAAGAGAGGAAGCAGATATTCAGAGGATTGCACAAGAGCTGAATAGATTGCAAGACAAGAAGGAGAGGGCTAAAGGTAGGCTCTCCTTTGCTTAATCAATAAGCCTGAGGGGTTAACACCCTTTGGGCTTTTTATTTTATAGGGGGAATTTAAATGGCTGAATTTGCAGGAATTTATTTTAATGAGTTGCCTATGCCTAGTTTTGTCAAGGTAATCAATATCAATCACAGTATATTGCCTCCTGTGAGTCAAAACACCTTGGCTGTAGGTGGTAGAGCAGGTGTGTATGACTATGGAAACACAGTAGGGAGCAGGGAGATCAGCATAGATGTAATTATTGTAGCTCCTGAGGAGAATGTACTTCCTAGTCTGTTAGAGGAGCTGTCAGCATGGCTCTACTATGATGAAGAAAAAGAACTGATCTTAGGAGATAACCCTAACAGATATTACAAGGCTAAGTTTACAGGAGACTCTGACATCAAGGAGTCTTTTCTTTATGGTGAGGGAACTTTGACTTTCACTTGCTCTGACCCTTACATCTATGGGCTTGAAAGAGAGTACCTTATACCTGACACCTACAGTGGAGATGTGTTGGAGCTGACTAATACAGGGAATGCAGACACTTACCCTCAGCTGAGATTTGAAATGACTGAGGATGTAACTGACTTCTCTATTGTTGCAGGAGAGGATTTTATTGACCTTGGCAGTCCACTAGCTGTGGATGCTGATGCAGATACTAAGGTAGATGCAGGTGGATGGGCATTAAAGGATTATCTCAAGTCACTGAATGGTTGGACAGTGCCAGCATCTCAAAACTATGGAACAATCACAGGCTCTATGGAAGTCTATGGGAATGTTGAGATCAGGCAGGCAGGTCTTGACTATGGCACAGGCAGTGGGTGGCATGGTGCGTCTGTAGTAAAACCATTAGCACAATCAGTAACTAACTTTGAGGCTCAGTACACTTTTAGGATTGATACTGATGCGACTTACAGATATATAGGTACTGTAAAGCTCAGGACATCTGTAAGCATGAGGGCAGGCTCCTCCACTAAGTACAAGGTCAAGAAAACAGGCAAAGTAGGCGAGACCTACAATGTACTGCAAAAGACAGGTAATGGATGGTACAAGCTGTCTAATGGATATTTTATGCCCTCAGGTTCTAAATACAGCACCTTTACTGCTGAGACATATAAGGCAGACAAGATGGGTAGAAATCAGTTTATGCTCAATGATTCTAATGGCTATCCAGTGTTTGTAGCCTCTGTGAGGGATGACACTTCTAAGTCAAGGAGACTGACAGCAGAGGTAAAGCTTATTAATGGTCTCAATGTTGACATCATTTTTAGTAAGACTGTGCCTAGTAAGCATAACAACCTTGATGGCTATTGGCTAATCAAAAGGAACAAAAATGTATGGTACATCAGTCTCTACAATGAGAATGAGAGTGGAGGGTACACTAGGCTTTTCTACTACAGGTGGTCTGACAGCAGGGAGCTTTACAAAAGGCCTGTTTCTCAAGCTCAGATTGGTGTCATGGCTTATAACAATAACACTGCTTGCTACATGGCTTGTAAGGACATCAGGGTAAAAACTCTTGACACTCAAGTAAAAGAAGAACAAGTACCTTTAATTATGAGGGCAGGAGATGTACTAGAGATTGACAATGAAACAGGAGCAATACTGAAAAATGGTCAGCCTTTCTATGAGTACCTTAACCCTGCAAGCACCTTCATTAAGCTGAGGAAAGGAGAGAATGGACTGATAGTAACTCCTTATAATTCATTCATTAATGGAACAATCACATACACAGAAAGAACATTGTAAGGGGGAAAATGTTAATGGAAATGCAAAATATATATCTGCTTGATGCTGATAAGGTGACAATAGGTGTCCTGTCTAACAGGATGCCTTTTTCTTTGCCTTTTTATGATGATCTACAGGAGAGAGACTTAGATGAGATGACTGATACTCTTACTCTGTCAATCCCTGCTAACCATGAGAAGTCTAACCTTGTAGTAGCTGGTAACTACCTTTTGTACCCTAAGTATGAAGGAGATTATAGGCTATACAGGATTATTGAGACTACTGAGACATCTGATACAAACACATATTATAAGGAGGTCTATGCTGAGGTATCTGCTCAGGATGATCTAATAAAAGGAGTAGTCAGACCTACTACCTTCACATCTGTAACTATTGATAAGGTGCTTGACCATATCTTAGAGGGGATGCCTTGGGAGAAAGGCTCTATTGATGACCTTGGCACACAGGATGTAACTATAGAGGATTACCCTACAAAGCTTGAGGCACTTGTCTCTGTAGTTAAGCAGTATGGTGGTGAGCTTGATTTTGAGTATGTCACTAAAGGTACTACCATCATTGCTCAGAGAGTTTCTGTGTATGAGCAGTTAGGGAACAAAACAGGAAAGCCTTTTATGCATGGTAAGGACATTACAGGTGTGGAGAGGATTGAGGACAGGAGTAGCTTAGTTACTGCTCTTATAGGTGTAGGTAAAACTGATGAAAGTGGCACACCTCTTACCTTCAAGGATGCGCCTGGTGTTACTCAATTCATCCCAAAAGGTTACAAGATAACAGGTGACTATGTTTACTCTGAGGAAGCCCTAAAGCTGTACAGCAATGGTCAGCATATCTTTGGAGTATTCAAGGATGACAATGCTACATCTCCTCAGGAGCTTTTCAGTAATACTGTAGCGGCTTTGCAGGAAAATGACAGACCTAAGATGTCTTATAAAGTAGAGGTAGCTCTGCTTGAGAGAATTGCAGGATATGAGCATGAGAGGGTGGCACTGGGGGATACAATCTTTGTACAGGACAAGACAGTACAGCCTGAGCTTTACCTTACAGCTAGAGTCAGGAAGCTGAGCAGGTCTCTGACTAACCCCCTTAATGATGCTGTAGAGCTAGGGGATTATCTTGCTGTAGTGCCTCCTGTTAATGCAAGGATTGCACAGCTACAAGCCAAAGTCTCTGCTAAGGAAGAAATTTGGAATAAGGCTGAGGAGATCCCTCAGATGCAGAATACCATCAGCCAGTTACCTACAAAAGATGATTTATTCTCTACTCAAGCACAGAGGCTAAAAGTGAGATATATCAGAGACTGGATAAATGGCTCAGATGTAGACAGTTCTAACCAATGGGCTGAGTTACAGGTATTTAAACAAGGTGTCAATATTGCTAAGGGTATCATCCCTACAGGTTCTGCTGAGCTGACTAACCCTGAGTACCTGACTGATGAGATTGCTGACTCTACAGTACTTGTAGGTACAGCTACAGGCTCACAGTATGTACTGCTTGATCTTGGCAGTGTTGTTGAGGATGTTGAGTATATCAGAGTGTGGCATTACTTTGGGGATGAAAGGTCTTACAATGGTCATTACACTGATGTCTCTGAGGATGGAGTCAACTGGGTAAGGTTGTATAACTCTGATAGGCATGGCACTCATAAAGAATCCTCTGAGGGCTTTATTGTTCCTGTCAATAGCTCTGCTATCATTGCTACTCAAGAAAAGCAGGTCACTCAGGTAGTAACTGCCTTTGAGGAGTTGGATGAGTTTAAGCAATCTGTAGAGTATGAATTAGATCAGAAAACACCTTTGACTCAATTCAATGAAACAGTGGACACACTTAACACTGCCATTGCTGATAAGGCTGATTTAGAGTATGTAGGTGGGGAGCTTAAAAACAAGGCTAATATTGCTGAGACATACACTAAGACAGAGGTAGACAATGCTGTAAACTCAAGAGTCTCAAAAACTGATTATGAGACAGATGAGACAGGCAGGGTACAAAGGTTTCAATCTGCTGAGAGCAGAATTAAGCAGGTAGAGGATGAGATTACACTTTCTTTAGAAGGTTCTTCTTATGACAAGCTATCAGAGCTGTTAAAGAGCAATACAGCCAAGATCACAGCAACTGCTGAGGCTTTAGAGTCTAAGGTAGAAGCTACAGAGGTCAAGGATATTGCTAGAAGGACTGGGGCAGACATTGTGAAGATGAGATATGTCAGGGTTCTTATGAATGGTAACACTACCAATGCAGGCAACCATATTGTAGAGCTGAGAGTTATGCAGGAAGGGGTTAACCTTGCTAAAGGCAAAACACCAACAGCATCCACTACAATGATTAACCCTACTGTCATGACAGATGATAACTACAGTGCTACTAACCCCTATACTTCTATAGGAAATGGTTCACAGTGGGTGCAGATTGATCTAGGGCAAGTCTATGACAATGTTGATTACATTCACCTTTACTTGTATTGGTCTGATCTTAGGTCATACAAACATGAGGTACAGGTATCAGAGGACTCAGTTAACTGGGTTAGTCTTTTTGATACTGAGAAGAATGGCAATTACACTTGTACAGATGCAGGCTTTGTAATTCTAGTCAATGAGCAGAGGTCAATTAATACAATGGCAACCTCAATCAAGCAGACTGCTGACTCTATCACAACTAAGGTAGAGAAAAATGGTGTAATTTCAGCGATTAACCAATCTCCTGAGCTAATTACTCTCTCAGCTAAGAAGATCAATTTTGATGGTGCTGTATTGGGTAGCACAGCTACTTTCAGTGGAACTGTAAAAGGTGCTGTTATTGAGACTAATCAGACTGTTAACAGCAAGGTAAATAATGCTAGGTTTGATGGAGGAGAGTTTAGGTTTGTCAGGTTTAAAGCAGGTGTTACTGACCCTGACACAGCTAATGTAGACCTCTCTCAAGTTGAATCTTTAGCTAAAGTGTATCAGGATGGTGTTGCTTTCACTGATGGCACTAAGGCTATGGGCTTAGGCTTAGGTCACATTGTAAATGATGGGGAATTACAGCTAATTGCTGATAACATCTATGTCAGTACTGCTACTGGTACTGTGTTTAATAACAAAGTAGAGGTGTGGTCAGATTTAGATGTTTGGGGAGATGTTAAAGCAAAGTCCTTATCCACTGGGTATAGCTCTTTAGCTGTAAATACTGACCTTGATATGAAAAACCATAATTTATCCAATGTTAACCATATCACTATTAATGACCCAGGCTCAGGTGAAGGTATTGAGTGGCTGAGTGGTAATGGGTGGAAGATTGTAGAGGCTGATTATGGTATGAATAATACCTCAGGTGATTTACAGTTTGCCACAGGAAGCACACCACAGATGACAGTCACTACAGGTGGAGCAGTATGGATACAAGGCTCATTTCATGGAAGAAGTACAGGAAATACTTACTTTGTTTCTAATGGTACATCTATCTTTAAAAGTGATGCCTCTGTAGCAGGAAAAGGTATTTATATCTATGGTGACTCAGCAGGTCCTAGGATTTGGTCAATGGACATCTATGATAGGACTTACTCAAGCTCTCCTAACCTGTATATAACTAGCTCAGGTACTTTGGGCAGGTCTACATCTGCTAGTAAGTACAAGCTTGAGATTGAAGAAGTTGACACTTCTCAGCTTGCAGAGAAGGTATTAGACCTAAAGCCTAAGTCATGGTATGACAAGGTGGGTACTGAGCAGTTAGCTGAGTATATTACTGCAAAGGCTAAAGACCCTAATGTAGACATTGACAGCCTTGATATACCTTTCCTAGAGAGGCACTATGGTCTAATTGCAGAGGACTTGGTAGAGGCAGGTCTTGACATGTATGTCCTGTATGGTGAGCCTGATGAGCAAGGCAATAGAGAGGTAGAAGGTATAGAGTATGACAGAGTGTGGACTCTGTTAATACCTTTAGTCAAACAGCAAAGAGAGCAGATCAGTAAGCTTGAGGCTAGGCTAGATGCATTAGAGGCAGGTCAATAAGACTGTCTCTTTTTCTTTGCCTTTATCTAATTATAGAAGTGAGTAAGTAAAAAAGGGGTGAAGTATGTGGAAATGGAGATCAATACTACTACTATTATTGAGCAGTATCAAAATGAGTTAAGGAAGGTTAACCATGATCTGATGGTATCAAGGGCAGTAATTGCTAAGCTACAGGAAGAAAAAGGACAAGAAACAGCAGAAAAGGCTGAGTAGTACTTTCAAATAGGTGTGTCAGATGGACATAGAAGTAAGGAGGCTAATGGGCAGTAATTGTCTATGGTCTCTTTTTTTATTGTCTTTTAATCGCAGACATAGATACCTGATAGGAAGGGAGGTCTCAAAAGTGTCTTATTTATCTAACTTTTATGTATGGATGGTAGGTCTGATAGGCTCATTGACTGAGTTTGTATCAGGTCACTATAACAATGCAGTTTTTATCTTAGTGGCTATGATGCTACTGGATGTTATCACTGGATTGCTCAAGGGAGCTAAAAACAAAAGGCTGAAATCTGCCATTATGCATATGGGAATTATCAAGAAAGCAGGCATGTTGCTTGCTATTGTATTCGCTTCACTGTTAGACATCTTAGTCAATGATGGTATGCCAGTGTTTAGAACACTGATGACATGGCTTGCTATTGGTAATGAAGGGCTGTCAATCATTGAGAATTTTACAGCACTAGGAGTAAAGATTCCTACACAGATCAAAGACAGGCTTGCTCAAGTAGTGTCTGAAAAGCAGGAGCTACAGAGTGAGAAGGACAAGGCTGAGAGTTAATACTTTTGGTCTTTTTTGTGTCTCAAAAATAATAAAGGAGAGGATGTAAATGGCTAGTTACATTAAGGATTATGTGAAAGTAAATGAGTATACAAGACCTGAGCTGAAGCTTTTGGGTGTTAAAGGCATTGTACTTCACTGGACAGCTACTCCCAATGCATCTGCTAAGAATGAGAGAGACTATTTCAATGGTACATGTATTATTGCTAAAAGGTATGCCTCTGCTCATATCTTTGTAGACAGGAAAGAGGCTAGGCTGATTGTTCCTTTGAATGAAGTTGCTTATCATGCTAATGACAAACCTTCTAAAATTGCCAAGTTTAAAGCTACAGCATCTTACTACAAGGGTGGTAATGCAAACTTGACTACCATTGGTGTAGAGATGTGTGTAGAGAAAAATGGTACTATCCATGCTGACACAATTGCTAGAGCTGAGAAGGTTGTAGCTGAGCTGTGCAAACAGTACAAGCTTACTGAGAAAGACATTTACAGGCACTATGACATTACAGGTAAAAACTGTCCTGCACCTTTTGTGTCTGACCCTTCTAAGTTTACTGACTTCAAAGCAGGTGTTAAAAAGCTGTTAGGCTCTAAGTCCACAAGCTCCAAAACATCTACAGCAAGTAAGTCAACTTCATCCAGTAAAAAGATGGTTATTGTAAAAGCATCACAGCTCTACACTTACAACTCTGCTGACTGGAATGATAAAGGCAAAATTGTTAAAAAAGGTGAGGCATTCACAATCAAGAAAGAGCTAACTGTTAAGGGTAGCAAGATGTATCAGCTTAAATCAGGACTGTACATTACTGCTAATACAAAGTATGTCTCAGTTAAATAAGATCAAGTAAGGGGGAGCTTAATTGCTCCTCACTTTTTTTATTTACAAATTAATGTATCAGAAACTGTAACAATGTTAGGTGTCAGAAACTGATACAACACTTGGTTTAGTGTTACAGAAACTGTTACCTAACATTACTACTTCTATATATCTATCTTTTATTTAATTGTTATAAGGTTATGTATCAAAAACTGTAACAATAGGATTTTACCTTGGGGAGACTGTAAAAAGTCTCTCTCTTTTTTTTGTCTAGGTGTCACACTTTGAAACTTATATCTAATAAGAGAGGTGTAAGGCAGAAACAAAGTAGGAGGAAACAGAATGACAGATATTTTAAACCCTGTTCTCTCAGTGGACTTTAAAAGAGAGTACTCAACTGTATCAGATGGTGTAGAGGAAAGCTTGAGGGTTTGCATTGATGCAGGGGCAATACAGTCAGGACTAATCAAGGAGCTTGGTGCTAACAGATTCAGTCTGCTAATGGCTATTGTCTCTCATATGGATGCCTCAGGTAAGTGCTTCCCTAGTCAAAGGAAATTAGCAGAGCTGACAGGGCAAAGTCCTACCACTGTAAATAAGAACATCAATGAGATGTTAGAGATCACTTTTAATGGTCAGCACATACTCAGAAGGGAGCTGACAGGTGGAGGTAAGAGACAGAAAAGCCTCTATTATATCCATCAAGGTAAAGTCACTAATACAGATGTTGTAGATGAGACTGTAGAGCCTGCTAAGAAGAAAGAAAAAGAGAAAGCATTCAATAGTAGAGATGTGGCTATCTACTGGGGAGAGCTGTACAAGGATACCTTTGGTAAGGGTTATGTATTTAACTATGGATTTGAGTTAGCCCAGATCAAAAAGAAGCTACTGCCTAACTTTGATGAGGAAACTCTAAAGGCTGTTATCAGAATCGCTATAACTCAGTATGAGCAAAGGTGGGCATCTGAACAGTACCCACTGCCTACACTTCCAATGCTTACAAGTTGGTTAGCTAATACAGCCTATGGAATCCATAAGCAGGGTGCAGACAAAGCAGATCAGTTAAACACAAAAATAGAAACAGCTAAGGCTCAAGATGATACAGACAGAGCTATGAGCCTGTTTAACATTTAAGGGGGATTTACAATGACTGGATTAAAACATACTTGCTCATTTGATAAAGAGGTTAGAACTTGTGACTACACTTGCTTTGCTTGTACCTTCATGCATGGTGTAGAAGGTGGTAGAGGAGGCATGTGGGCTACTACAGGTGTTCCTAAGAAGTATAGGGGGGCTAGGCTGTCTAATCTCCCTATTGAGGAGGACAACCCTAAGGCATACAAAATCATCAGCCAGTATATAGGAAATGTCCTGACTTTTGTGCAGGAGAAAAATGCAGGCTTACTGCTTTACTCTATCCCTACTAATGAGAATCCTTTTGGAACAGGTACAGGAAAGACTACCTCTGCTGTCACAGTTTTAAATCACTTTCTAATTGAGAGGTGTAGAAGCTATCTGAAAGGTCAGCAGGGCATGGAAATTAACCCTGCAATCTTTGTAAAGTCAACTGAAATGCAAAACTCTTTTAATGCCATATTTAGGGGCACAAGAGAAATGCAGGAGGAAGCCAGCAAAAGATACTACAATCTGAAAAATGCAGTCAAAAAGACTGAGCTTGTAGTACTGGATGATATTGCAACTAGAGGCAGTAGAATCTCTGAGGCTTATGAGGATGAGCTGTATGAGATTTTAGATTACAGGTCTACTAATGGGCTGACTACCATCTTTACAAGCAATGTGAGCCTAGAGGAACTGTCTAAATGTTTAGGTGACAGGATAGCCTCAAGGATTGCAGGCATGACAGTAAAACTAGGTTTCACAGGCAAAGATAACAGACTTGACAGCTTATTTAAGTAGGGGGCAGTAATCATGAGCATGATAGAGCATCAGCTAATAAGTAAGGTACTAGAAGAAAACAACTTTCACATAATGAATAAATACAATATCAAGCAGGTGGATTTTTACAATATTCCTGAGGTCTATGAGTTTGTACAGAGCTATGTAGCTGAGCATGGGCAGACTCCTGACTACAGGACAGTTGTAGGGAAGTTTGAGAGCTTTAACTACCTGCCTGAGACTGCTGACAGCTTTGCATACTTAGCCAAGGCATTGAAGAACAGCACAGCAAAGAGAGAGGCTGTCATGTTGCTTCAAAAAGAAGCAGGTAAGAAGTTTGATGAGTTACAGGGTGTTGAGTACATTAACTGGATGGCTAATGAAATCAGCAGGATACAGAGCATGGCTAATGCTACAAGCTACTCAGGGGTTAACTATGCTGTTAATGGTGATGAAAGATGGAACACCTATCAGGAGAATAAAGAAAACAGGTCATTTAAGTTTATCCCTACTCCCTATGACAGCTTAACTAAGTGGTTAGGTGGAGGCTTTGAGCTAGGAGATTACATTTTATTACAGGCATACACAAACAGAGGTAAGTCATGGATTGGCTCGCACATTGGTGTTACAGCATGGCTCAATAAGTTTGGTGTACTGCACTACTCTCCTGAGCTTTCAGAAGTACAGCAGACACAAAGGAATGACACTCTAATTGGGCACTTTAACAATGTCCACTTGAAGCTAGGGCAGTTAGATGATGAACAAGCTTACAGATCATATCTTGATAACTTTAAAGACACTAATGAGACTCCTTACATCATTAAGACTATGGAGCATCTGCCTGAGGGGCTGTCTATTGATGTTATTGAGGCTGATCTACAGGCTAACCCTGATATTGGCATGGTAATCATTGATGGATTTAACCTTATGACTCATAAAGGCAGAGGTAGTAACAGAGACAGCATGAGTACTACAAGCAGACAGCTTAGACAGGTGTTTGGTAGACATCAGGTAGCAGGTCTTGTAATCCATCAGACTCCTACAAGTGCTGAGAAGGATAACAAAGAGGATGATGAGACTGGGGCTAGAATGGTTAAGCCTCCTGAGCTACATCAGTACTCTGAGACTATTGCAGTTATTCAAGATGCTTCCACTATCCTCAGTTATGACCAAAGGGATGGGGTAGGTAAGATATTGCTGAGCAAGACAAGGACTCCTAATGTCAATAAGGAGCTAACTCTACATTGTGACTTTAATCATGGGTATATCAAGGAGGCTACAGCCATTGACTATATCTAATTTAGTTATGCCTACAGAGTTACAGTATACTGTCAATCATGAAATTGGCTTACAGATAAAGAGGAATCTAGGAAGGGGAATACACATGTCATATCAGGTTTACAATAGCAGTTTAGTGGGGAGAAGGGTATTAGTTAAGGAGGACAGCAGTTTAGCATCAGTAGTACAGGATGGCTCACAAGTTGCTGTGCCTTTCCTTGCTGTCAGAAAAGATCAAGAGCCTAACCTTGTAACAGTGGTTAAGCTTGATGATGTTGTCATCTTGGGGGAGGTGCAGTCTTAATGGCTGTAATGATTCATGAGCAGGAGCTAGAGGTTGATATAGCTGAGGAGCTTGAGCCTTACCTTGATGCCTTCCCTAAGTATAAAGTGAGAGGTAACAAGCTACAGTCTTGCTCTCCTTTTAGGGAAGAAAATACTCCTTCCTTCGCAGTTAATATGGAGGATGGCACATGGATTGACTCAGGTGCTTATGATGAGGATTGGAGAAAGGGTAACTTTATCAAGTTGCTCTCTTTCCTTATGGGTGTCACTTATGATGAGGCTAGAGATTACTTGCTTGAGAAGTACAGAACTATTTACTCTGACATGGATAGTTTCAAACTAGATATATGGCTACCTGAGCTAGATAAACCTTATAGGACTGTCTCTAAGGAGGAACTAGAGCCTTTCATGTACAGAAATCCCTATCTCACTAATAGGGGCATTACAGAGAAGGTACAGAGGGCTTTCAAGATAGGATATGACAGGGATAAGCAGGCTATTGTTATCTGTTGGTTTGATAAGCATGGAGAGATTATTAACCTTAAATTTAGGTCAATCAGAGATAAAAGGTTTTGGTACTTAGAGGATGGGCAAAAGATCAAACAGCACATCTTTGGCTTACACTTCATTTTCAAGCTCAAGCTCAAGAGAGTCTTTGCTGTAGAGTCAGAGACAGATGCATTGTACCTGTGGAGTCATGGTATACCTGCCATAGCATTTGGCTCAGCCAGTATGTCAAAACAGCAGGAGAAGCTACTCCTTAACTCACCTATAGAGGAGCTTGTTATAGCCACTGATAATGATAATGCAGGCTACAGGTTCAGAAAGGATTTGGAGAAAAGGTTAATGGGCAAGTTAGACCTCAGTTTAATGCCCATCCCTTATGGTTTGAAAGATGTAAATGATATAGCACCAAACAGACTAAAAGAGGCTACAGAAAAGGTAGAGAGACTGACTCCTTCCTTTCTGTAAGCCTCCTTTTTTTGTTAGATGATAGGACTATTTAACTATTTTGAAAGACCTAAAAAAGTGTGAGAGATTGGTATATCCCTTGGGGCTGTAGGATTTGAGTGCTATTGCTATACATATTTAAACAGAAAAAAGAACAGTTGTTCTAAAAATAAGTGTAGACAGGCAATTACAGTATAGTGTATTATAACTAAGTACTTAGGTGATTACAGTATAGTGTAAATGTGTATTGCAGTTATGTGATCTTGGTACATAAAAAATAATATCTAAAAAAGGTAGATACCTATAGTGGCATCTGTCTGCTTTCTTATTGCCTTTTTGATTACAGTATCCTGTCATTGCCTGATAGCGACATTGCAGGAGGCTTATTTTTTATACCCATTTTGATTACAGAATACTGTAATTCTCCTTTAGTAACTACAAAAAACTGAAAGAGGTCATTATTTATGAAATCATTAGAAAACACTCAACTTACTAACCCTGAGATTAACGCATTAGCAATGGAGTACAAAGCTACAAGAGATGAGGCAGTATTTAATAAGCTCATGTCAGCAGTTAAAGACTTGGCAGAACATCTAGCTTACAAATTCTATAACAACTCAAGAGGCTTGAATGTTCCTGAGGATGACTTTGTACAAGAGGCTTACCTTGCTGTCTATTCATCTATTGATAGCTATGATGTAGAAAAAGGGAGCTACTTTACAGCTCACCTTAAAAGATGTGTTGAATGGAAAATACAAGACAATATCATTAAGGCTAATCAAAGAAAGTCTCAGCAATTTAACAGACAAGCTTTGTCGCTAGATGCCTCTATAAACAGTGGCACAGATTCTTTCCTTTCTGCTGTAGAACATCAGTATGCTACAGATACAGAGGAAGTCTTTAACACTGCTGTAGAGAATGTAGAGGGCAATGATATTCCTGATGTATTTTCACTTGCTAAAGAGCTTATTACTGACTTTTCTCAGGATGCTTCAGAGGATGATAAGACTATCATTGAGACCACTTTCTCTGTGATCTTAACAGCATCACATGAGTCAGGAGACATCAAAAGAAAAATCACTAAGGCTCTAACAGATGCTCTAGATGTAACTCCTGCCACTGCTAGAAAAAAGAAAAGCAGAGCCTTTGCTAGATTTGAAACTTTTGCATCTGAGAGAAACTTTGAGATCAGTCTGTCACAGTTTTAAGGTGACAGTCTAATTATAGAAGTGAGAGAGGGGGAGCAGTAAGCTCCTCAGCCTCCTACTTACTTAGTTACTTAGCTAAGAAAAAATGTATAAACTTTGTCATAATCTCACATGGAATATTTTATCACAGTGAGGTAACTATTGGCAATAGTGGATTACAGTTTTATATGTAATTATTTTTTTATTACTTTATTTTAAGTATTACAGTATTACATATAGTTGGATATAGCCTATACGCAATACTGTTAAACATTTTTATCCTAGTAGCTCAGTGGATAGAGCATCTGCCTCCTAAGCAGAGGGTCACAGGTTCGAATCCTGTCTAGGATGCCATATGGGGTTAGTGTAATTGGTAGCACACCAGTCTCCAAAACTGGGAGAGCAGGTTCAAGTCCTGTACCCTGTGCCAAAAACAAAAAGCTTTACTTACAGCCTGTACAAGTAGAGAGCTGTCATGCACTGAGGTATCAAGTTAGAGTGCCTGAGATGGCTCAGCTCTCAGGATTTAAAGCTTTTCTTTGTATCATGGAAGGTTTTAACAGGTTCAAGTCCTGTACCTTCCTAGCTTAATTATGGATACCCACTCACAAAATATAATAGCTCATAGGGGCTAACAGGGGGAAAAGGGTATGTCAGTAATTACAGCTAGAGGAGATCAGGCTAAAGAGAATGCCAATAAGGGGAAGGTAGATACTAAAAAAATCTATCTAAGGCTTAAAGACAATCAGGCTCATAAAGTTAGGGTACTGGGTGTCAAGGATTATGTAGAGTACAATGCATCAGGTGATTATAACCTTGGTATCTATAATCAGCCAGTAGCAGAAAGCTCTCCATTGCTTGTAGCACATGCAAAAGGTGGAGAGAAGTTTAAGGGTCTCTACAAGAAACAAAGGTATACTTTTGTTTTTGGTTCTATTGAAACAGGTGAGTTAGTAGCTATTGATGTTTCTAAGAATCAGGCAAAGACACTCATCTCAGGAATTGAGGAGTATGCAGAAAACATTAAGGACATTGCTTTTAACCTCAAGAGGACAGGTGCTGACACTTCTACAAGCTATGGTCTAAATCCTATCTTGAAGATGAAGCCTGAGGACAAAATCAATTTTGACAAGTTTGAGGGTGTAACTGTAGAACCTGAGTTTTTTGATGACATTCTACAGCCTAAGGATGATAAGTTCCTTGCTAAGCTGTTGAATGAAGCAGGCTTTGATGTAGCAACTCACTTACCTCACATCCAGTTAGATGAGGAAGAAGCAGGACAAAAAGAGCCTGATACTTCATCTGAAAAGGTTGAGGATACTGATGAGAGCATTTTAGACAATATCTAAGAAACTGAGGGGAGCTTAATTGCTCCTCCTTTTTTCTGTATTGAGGAGGCTGAGTAAATGAGACAATACACTCTTAGTCAGATTGTAGAGAGAATGGAAAGAGGGCTGTTACCTGAGGGGGCAGTTTTCTGTCAGGACAGCACAGGAGATAAGATGATTTATGATGGAGATTCTTTAAGGTGGCTCACAGTAAATAACTACATTTCAGCAACTGTGACTATTACAGAGGAGGCAATCAAGGATACTTTTACCTTGTTGACAGCACAGAAAAAGAAGTTAACCATGCTTGAGGCACTACCTTACATTGCAGAGGGAAAAAGGGTCACTATTGACATGGAACATAAGCAGTACACAGTAGATAGCCTATCAGAGCTTGAGGATGTCATTGAGTGCCATGAGTTTCTAGTAGAGCTGTATGAGAGTGCTGTCTACTATGTGGAAGAAGATGACACAGAAAAGCTTAGTACAGTGACTGCAAAGACCTTATCTGAGGGAGATGTTTATAACATCCATCATCTTTACCATTTTGTTAAAAAGCCAGTATCAGAGATTGCTGTAGAAAAGGGAGTATCTGAGAGGATGGTTTATTACATTTTAGAGGGCAAAAGATGGGATTTTGTATACAGAAAGTTTCACAGTGATTACTGCATTGTAAAGGATGATTATATCTCATGAGTTATATTGGTCAAAAAGCAAACAGCAGAGCTAAGTGGGAGATCAAGCCTACTACAAGGATCAAGGAAAGTAAGAAGAAGTATGACAGGAAGAAGGACAAGCAGAAGCTTAAAAAGGAGCTGTATGTCTGATGTGGGTTGAGCTGATAGGTGTCCTGTTGGACATCATACTCTCTGCCTTCACTTTTAACTGGGGCAAAGACAAGGGAGCTAAAAAATAGCTCTCTTTTTTTATGTCTACAGGTGGATACACAAATGTCACAGTTTGTCAACACTTTTCTAATTAAAGATATGACTACTAATAAGGGGGAGTTTACAATGTCTGTTATTAACAGAAAGGGAGCAGATAAGCTCAGGGCTGAGGTCTTGGGTATTGATACTGCTACAAAAGGGGAGAAAATGGCTAGGAGTCTGTTAGATGACTTTAATCAGTTTCATAGCCTTAGCAGGGTAAAGGAAGATAAAGAGATTGAGATGCTGTTAGTACAGCAGAGACTCAAAGAAATTGAGATGATTGATGCTGAGCCTACTTATCCTAAGGACAAAGTAAAGTTTAATCCATCAGGAGCAAGTAAGACTATTTATGACCTGTACCTAAAGGGCATGAAGGTTGAGGAAAAAGAGGAAAGATACCCTTACCATCAAAGATGGACAAGGAACAGTACAGCTATTCATGGTGCTACTCAGAGAGACCTGCTGTACATGGAGAAGGTACTGCCTAACCCTTCATTCACTGTTGAGAGGACTGAGGAGGGCTTACCTGCATGGGAGGACAATATCTTACAGTGGAAAGAGCTTGAGCATGAAGGTGTGAGCTTTATCCTTAATGGTAAGATGGATGGCATTCTAGTCTACAAGGATGGTACAAGGGTAGGCTTTGAGTTTAAAACTAAGTCTAATAGTATTGGTCAGGTAGGCTACTACAAGATGAGGGAAGTCATTGACAGCCATATCAAGCAATGTATCTCTTACTATCTGCTGTTTGGTATCAGGGATTACATTGTAATGTATGAAGGGGTAGCTAAAGATCAGTGGAGCAAGGGTGCTGAGGCAAAGCCTGACATCAGAACATTTCACCTTTATATCACAGATGAGATGGCAGAGGAAATCCTAGACAAGTTTGCTACTGTCACTAAGCATGTAGAGGATGGCATTGAGCCTGCTGATAAAGAGCTATCTTTCTTCTCAGGCTACAAGTACCTCCTAGAGGCTACAGAGGTATGATAATCATTGCTTTTGACCTTTCTTTGTCTAATACAGGCTATGCTGTAGGAGAGGTCAAGGGCAGGTCTCTAAAGCTTATAGAGATTGGCTCTATAGGTACTAAGAGGTTTGCTAAAAGAAGTACAGGCTTTAGACTGAATTACATAGCTAAGGAGATCAGAGAGCTGTACAAAAAATATGAGATTGACAAAGTAGTAAAGGAGAGAAGTTTCTCCAATGCTAGGATTGTAGCTACACAGCAGATATACAAAGTTAATGGAGTGTTTGAGCTTATGACTCACATTGCTAACCATGATGACTTTTCTGAGATCACTCCTCCATCCATTAAAAAGCAACTTACTGGGAATGGGAAAGCCTCTAAGGATGAGGTAGCTAATTCAGTTTTGAAACAGTTTAGAGACATAATGGGTGATACTACAGTTAAGTTTAAGAACAATGATGAGTCTGATGCTGTAGCTGTACTAATTGCATACTGTAAACAAGAGGGGCTTATTGATTAGCTCCTCTCTTTTTTTGCCTGTCACACTTAACAGGTATGCCTCTAATTAAGAAGTGAAAACAATTACAGGAGGTCATATAAATGACACAAAAAGTACAGCTAACAACAAAGCAAGCAAAGGCAATGGATTCCATTAAAAATGAGTTAGGAGATAAATACAGCAATGTGTTTAGAGACATCTCCACAGTCATCAATTACAAGATTAATGGGATGGGTTTTACGCAGAACAGAGTAGAGGCTAACACTCTCAGTGATGCAGATTTTATCTTAGCTCTAACTGTTGGTTATGAGGTTAAGAAAACTGCTGAGGAGATTGTAGAGGACATTATGGAAAGTGCTTGGAATGCAGAAATTGAGCCTAAAAACCCAATGCTAGACACTGCCTCATATAACCATGGGGTAAGGAGAGGTATATTAGACTTAAAGAATGCAGGCATTAAGTTTACTCTTAAAGATGAATAAGCAAAAGAAGGCAGGGCTAAAAGCTCTGTCTCTTTTTCTATGCCCCCATACCTAAGAGTCACAGTTTGTCAAGGTTTTTCTAACTAAGGAATGAAAAGACAAACAATGGAGAGTGATTGGATGGAGCAGAAAAAGTATACAAGTGTAATTAGAATGGGGCACAGACTTACAGTGGATGTCTTTAAAGAAGGGGATAACATTGTAGTCACTGAGAAGATTGACAGTGCTAATGCTTCCTTTACCCTTGATGAAAATGGTGAGCTGAAAGCATACAGTAGAAACACTGAGCTAGGAGAAGGAAATACCCTAAATGGCTTTCTACAGTGGGTACAAGAGAATATTGACCCTGCAATTCTTGTCCCTGACCTTATCTACTTTGGTGAATGGACAGGCAATCCTCATAAAGTTAGGTATGAAGGACATGAGAAGCAGTTCTTTCTCTTTGATGTATACAGCAAGAAGTTGGACAGATACCTCCCTTTTTCTGTGGCTAGAGCAGAAGCTAACTACATAGGTCTAACCCTTGTTCCTGTCTTTTATGAGGGTGAGTACAAAGGATATGAGCATCTTGAGAGCCTTGTTGGTAAGACAGCTCTTGGAGGGAAGTTAGGAGACATTGAAACAGGTGAGGGTATTGTAGTCAAGAACTATGACCACTTTAACCATGAAGGTAAGCAGGTCTTTGTCAAAATGGTAACAGATGCTTTCAGAGAGGTTAAAAATCAAAAGCCTCCTAGGAATCCTGCTGAGATTGGTGTGGAGGGTATGTTTATCAGAAACACAGTTACTCCTGCAAGGGTAGAAAAGATTTTTCTCAAGATGCTAGATGAGGGAGTGCTTGAGCATGATGTAGCTATTGAGGACATGGGTAAAATCTTAAAGGCTGTCACACCTGCTGTAATTGCTGATGTATTGAAGGAAGAAAGAGACTCACTACCTGAGGAATACTCTGACAAGGCTTTGAGTAAATCAGCAGGCAAGGTAGTGCCTCAGATCATTAAAGATATTTTAAAGGAGAGGGCTTAAAAGCTCTCTTTTTTTTTATGCTGTCACACTTCCTGATAGTCCTTCTAATTATAGAGGTGAAAAGACAAAGGAGGACATTAAATGTCAAAACTAACAGTATTCACAGGTAGCATGTTTGCAGGTAAGTCAACTGCTCTAGTAGAGGCAGGTAAAAAGGAATCTGAGGAAGGCAAGACAGTCCTTTTCATCAAGCCTACTTTAGACAGCAGATACTCTGAAAATGAAATTGTAACTCATGATGGTGAATCAGTAAGGGCTATGGTTATTGACCCAAATACTGATATGGATTTTCTTGATTTTCTCACAATTATGGGGGCTGATGTTGTCCTGATTGATGAGGCGCAGTTCTTTGATGATACCTTACTGTTCATGGTCTCTGACCTTTTAAAGAAGGGCAAGACAGTCTATGTGGCAGGTCTTAACACAGACTACAAGCTCAAGCCTTTTGAGACCACAACTAAACTTATGGAGATTGCAGATGAGGTGAAGGTGCTAACTGCTGTCTGTGCTGACTGTGCAAAGCAGGGGGCTACTGTAACCATTAAGAAATCAGGCTCTGATGACAGGATTGAGCTAGGGAGCGAGGACATTTATAAGCCAGTGTGCCATGAGTGCTATCTGATCTCTGTTGCTTCCTCTAAAGGAGGTGACAAGTAATGAGTAAAGTTATTGCCCAGTCTCAAAAACATGTATCAAAAGCTGTAGGTGTATTTAGTCAGGCTGTCAATGAGGTAGAAAAAGCACAGACTGTCCTACAAGAAGGCATCAAGGCTGACAGTGCTAAAGTGCTTAGCATTAAGTCACAAATCAGCAAGCTTGAGCAGGATATTGAAAAGACTGAGAAGTCTAAAGAGGCTAAAGGTGCTGAGTTTAAAAAGAATCAGGACTTACTAGCCAATCTAAAGCAGTTTACTGAGGGTAAGTAATACCCTTGCAGGGGAGAGGGAGGAAATGTCAGTGATTGTAGTAGGTGGGATGATTGGACTGGGCAAAAGCTCAGTTTCCAAGATTCTAGGTGAAGCCCTAGACAGTGAGGTGTTTTATGAGTCTGTAGATGATAACCCTATTCTGCCACTGTTTTATACAGCATCAGATGAGGAGATACAGGCTAAAAGGTATCCTTTCTTGTTACAGCTTCATTTCTTAGATACAAGGTTTAAGAGTATCAAGGAAGCTTTAGGCAATAACAAGAATGTGCTTGACAGATCAATTTATGAGGATTGGTATTTTGCCAAGGTCAATAAGGACTTAGGCAGAATCTCAGACCTTGAGTTTCAAGTGTATGAAAACCTGCTTAATAACATGATGGAGGAGCTAGATGAGCTACCTAAGAAAGCTCCTGATCTGATGATCTACTTAAAAGCCTCTTTTGAGACTGTCCTTTATAGAATTGGACTCAGGGGCAGGGATTTTGAGCAGGATACTAGCCTTATTGATTACTATAGAACCCTTTGGGAGGGCTATGATGATTGGCTGTTTAATCACTACAAGGCATCACAGGTGCTAGTTGTAGATATGGACAAGCTTGATGTAGTCAATAACTCTGAGGATGCAGAGCAAGTAGTGCAGGAAGTCAAACAAAAATTAAATGGAATGGGGATTAAATAAATATGACAGCATTAGCATTTTTTAACTTACTTCAACTTATTGGGGGCTTTATCTTAGCAGTAGGATACCTGCCTCAGATTTTCAAGATTATCAAAACAAAGTCAGTGCAGGATTTTAGCAGGCTTTACCTTGGTGGTATTTTTGTAGGTATTGTATTCATGGAAATCTATGCAGTGTACATGTTCTTTGTGATGCATACAGCAGGTGCTTTCTTCATTACTAACACTATCTCTACTATCCTATCAGGCACTGAGTGTTTCCTAGTGTTCTACTTCTACAATAAGTACAAGAGGGCATCTAAGTAATGAAAGGGGAAACAGCTATAGGTTGTCTAATCATTGCTTTAGTTGGATTACTGATTGTGGTGGGGATAGGGGTTAATTTCCTCCTGATGCCTTACCTACTAATGATTGCTCTAGGAGCTTTTGGAGTCCACTTCTCTTACCTAGTATGTATTGCATTATGGATAGTAGTAACAGTATTGCTAAGAAAGCTATTGCCAAGCAGAAAAGCTGAATAGTGTCACACTTTTAACAGACCTCTCTAACTAAGGATTGAAAAGTTGGGGAGGTTTTTTCTATGGAATTTTTTAAAGGTGTGTCTTTTGAAACAGATACTAAAGGTGATGCCTTAGCTAGAGTGTCAGAGGCACAGAAAAAGAAAGAGCTGAAAAACTATGAGCCTACATGGGAAGAAGTTTGGTTAACTGGATACCCTTCTGCTACAGGTAAGCACAAGAATGGCATCTTTCAGACTAAGATCACTCCTAAGGACAAAGATAGGCTACTTGATGTAAAGACTGCCATTGAGGCAGGTCAGTTAGGTTTGGGGGTTGAAAGTCTCAAAAAGTTCTCAAAAGCCCATGCACTGAATTTATACAAGCAATTAGCTGAGGCTAGAAAGGCTGAGATTATCAAGGGCTACTTGGCTAACATGCCTGAGAATTACCACACTGTTAACACTCATGCAGGCATGGACTGGGTACTCAGTTTGTTTGAGGATTCTTATGCTTTAGGTGCTGAGGTTGCCTTAGATACAGAGACCACAGGAGTAGAGTGGTGGGATAGAACAGTAGGGCTTTCCCTTACTTTTGAGTTTGGTGATGTAGAGGAAAACTTTTATATCCCTTATGGACATACCTCAGATCATGAGCAGTTAACTAGAGGATATGTCATGAAGAAGCTCAAGCCTCACCTAGAAAGAAAAGGCACAAAGCTTGTTCTGCATAACAGTAAATTTGATAGCCATATGCTTTTAAAAGATGGCATCACAATCAGACATAACATATACTTTGATACCATGATTGCCCACTCTGTACTGAATGAGAATGATGAGAAAGGTCTCAAGGCTATTGCTACAAAGTATGGGAGATTCTTTGGCTTTGAGGATAAATCTCTTAGCTTTGGAGAGCTGTTCTCTAATAAGCCTGAGGCATTCTATTCTAATGAAAACATGGAGCTGTGTACTTACTATGCTTGTAAGGATACTCATTTATGTCTAAAGCTGTATAAATGGCAGTTAAGCATGATGAAGAAACAGCCTAAGCTGTATGATGTGTACTTTAACTATGAGCAACCTCTCACACCTGCTGTATTGGCAATGGAGGAGACAGGCTTTGAAATAGATTTTTCTTTTGCTGAGATGTACAAAGCAGAGCTACAGGCTGAGGTATCTGATCTTGAGCAGAAAATGATAAAGAGGTTTGGGGATATTAACCTTAACTCTCCTGCCCAGTTATCTGCCCTGCTGTATGATGAGTTGAAACTGCCTGACATCTCAGGTAAAAGGAAAGCTGATGCTAAGACACTTCAAAAGCTTGTTAAGCATGAGCCTGATCTAAAGCTGATTTTAGAGTACAGAGACCTTAACAAGTTGTTGACTACCTATGTAGAGCCACTGCCTGAGAAGGTAAACAAGAATACAGGTAAACTGCATTCAAGCTTTAATCAGTCAGCTACTGTTACATCAAGGTTTGCAAGTAAAGACCCTAACCTACAGAACCTGCCTCCAAAGGCTAGAAAGCTGATAGTAGCTCCTAAAGGTTATCTGATCTTTGGTATTGACTACTCTCAGATTGAGCCAAGGACATTAGCGCACATGTCAGGAGATGCAGGGTTACAGTACCCATACTTGAATAACATTGACTTGTATGCTTCCCTAGCTTCCAAGATATTTAAGCTACCTTATGAGGCTTGTCTTGAGGCTGATGGAGAGACCTATAAGAAAGCAGGCCTGCCTAAGCATCCAAGAAAAATGATGAAAGTAGGACTCTTAGCTGTAATGTATGGCATCACAGTTCCTAGTCTTGCAGAGTCACTGGGTATCAGTGTGCCTGAGGCTCAGAAGTTTATGGATGACTTCTACAGCTCCTACCCTGAAATGACTGCATGGATGGCTAAACAAGTAGCCCATGCTGATGAGACAGGTTATGTAGAGACAATGCAAGGCAGAAAGAGAAGGTTTATAGGGCACACAGCCATTGCTAAACAGTACCATGCTTTACATGCAAAGATTGTAAATATCTTAGGCAGAGAACCAGGGAACATATGGCAGGAGCCACTACCTAGAAACCTCAAAAAACAGTACTGGGAAGTCAACAAAGATTATCAAAGGGTAGCTAGGATGTCTGTAAATGCCATCATCCAAGGTAGTGCGGCTTTGATGCTTAAAAAGGCAATGATTGAAGTCAATGCTCACTTAGAAAGAAAAGGAGCAGATTGGAGAATGATGGCTACTATTCATGATGAGCTGTTATTCCTTATCCCTGAGACTGTTACACCTGAGGAAATCATTGAGATAGAAAACATCATGAAAGGTGTAGTTAAGCTTGATGTACCTTTGAAAGTAGATACAGAGGTAATGGTTAGATGGGGAGAAGGCATTCCTTTTGCTGAATGGGTAGAAAAAGGCTGTGGCAGAAAACCTTTTGAGGAGGTAGCTTAATATGGGCTTGCTAGATGTAGGTGTACCTAAGAATCCATATGAATATAACAAGGTTTGTCACTTGAGGATAAAAGTAAGTGTTAAGAATAAAGAGGAGCTGTCTAAAGAGGTTGAGAGGATTAAAGACATGTGCATCATTAAGGTGCATGACATTGAGGTAGAGGCTATATTTCCAAAAGGCACATACCTCATTAAATGTGTCAGGTACTATGAAAAGCCTGCAATTTTATGGACAGGGGGAGTAGAGGACTTTTAAGCCTCTGCTCTTTTTTTTGTCACAGACAGCACATGCTTTTCTAATTAAGGAGTGTAAACAGATATAGGGGGGATACCTTTGCACTTAACAGCTAAAGTGAAAGTAACAGGAATCAAGAAAAAGACATCAGCAGTATTTTTCAAGGATTTAAAGGTAGGGGATGAATTTGAGCTTTCATACTCCTTAAATGGGTGGTATCATTCTGCTCCTAGCATTGACCTCTATCAGGATGAGCAGATCAAGCATATGAATACTGCTAACCAACTAAGAAATAACTTGGCTAACTTTGAGGTTGAGCAGATTGGATAAGGACACCCTTGAGCTGATTGGCAGGAGGAGAAGGCAGATACTTGTCCACTCCTTCCTGTATTATCAGTTAAATGAAAACATCATAGCAGATTACACTTTTGATCTTTGGAGTAAGGAGCTTGTACAGCTACAAGAGAAATACCCTGAGGAGTCTAAGAAGGCTGTCTATTATGCTGAGTTTACTAAGTTTGATGGTAGCTCAGGCTATGACTTACCTTACAGCCTTCCTGAGATACAAAACACAGGATACAAACTACTTGAGTACCACAAAAGGGGCAGGGATTAATTTCTCTGCTCTTTTCTCTTTGTCACACCTTACCAAAGTCTTTCTAATTAAGAAGTGTAAATAAAATAATCTAGGGGGTACTGCTGTGAAGTTTACAGAGAAACAATTAGAATCCATTCATGATGAGTCAGGTTTTTACAAAGAGGAAGGCAATGAGGACAGTTGGGTAGATGTGGAGCAGGTTGAGCAAGATGATTGGACAGATGAAGGTAAATATTCTTATTGTCAAATTATTTTCAAATATGAAGGTAAACACTATGCCTTTGCTGTCACAAGATCAGGAAGCTATTTCTCCTACTATGAATATGAATATGACACAGATGTCACTGAGGTTGAGCAGGTTACTGAGACTGTTGAGATTACTAAATGGGTTGCTGTGGGATGACTATATGAGGGCAGAGATTAATTTCTCTGCTCTTTTTTTATGCTGTCACACTTTTATGCCTCCATCTAATTAAGAGGTGTAAGCAATTAATAAAAGCTATGGAGGCTGATTGTATGAAGTTTATTGGTAAAAAGTTAAAGCTGTGGGAGATCATGAAAGATGGTAAAAATGGTGAAATCTTTGAGATCACTGAGTGTGCCCTTACTTCTTACATTGGTACTCAGGTAAAGGTGCAAGAAACTCAGGACTACAGAGGTAAATACAAAACCCTTGTAAAGCCTGAGGCTAATGATAACCCTACTGATGCCAGTAACATTGTAACAATCTTTGGTTGCATGGGAGAAGCTACATGGAAAAAGGTTGAGAATGTGATTTACACTCCTATTGATTTTACAAAGACTGTACAACTGCTTGGTAAGAGGGTAACAGTTTACAAAAAGAGAGGCAGTGATTATGTCTCTGTGACTAGGTATACAGGCTTTGAGAGTATAGGAATTGATGACTTTTCTGATTTAGCTGGAACACAGTTTTACATGAAGGAGGTTATTTAATGCCTATATCCTCATCAAGATCATCTTTTAGCAGTACTCCTAAGTCAAGTAGTAGTAGTAGCTCCTTTAAGAGCAGTAGCTCAGGCAGTTCTTATAAAAGTAGTAGTTCTAGTAGCGGTAGCTCAAGCAAAAGCTCAGGAGGATGGTTTGGCTCAAGTAGCAAGAGCAGTAGTAGTAGCAAGTCATCCAGCAGTAGTAAGCCCAGTAGCAGTAAAAGCAGTAGCAAAACCTCTAAGCCTAGCAAGTCTATCAAGTTAAGCAAGTCAAAGGCTGAGAAGGCAAAAACTAAGGCTGAGGCAAAGAAGAAGGCTACAGAGTCTCAAAAGTCTACAACTAAAAAGACTGAGAGTAAGAAATCCACTTCTACTCACAGCTCACACAGTTCTCACACTTCAAGTACTGTCCATCACTACCATCATAACAGTAGCTCTGCTATGGACTGGATACCTTTCATGTTTATGGCTGACATGATGGATGATGATAAGGAGACTGTAGTAATTGAGGATGGAAAGGTAGTGTCTGGACAGGCACAGGCTACTAACTCTGTCAGTGGGTGGGGAATTTTTAGCACAGTGCTATTTCTAGCCATTCTAGCTACAGCAGGAGTGCTTTTCTTTAAAGGCTTCAAGAAGAAATCTAAGAAGAAAAGGGGGCTACATTGGTGAGCAGATTAGGCACTATGGCTAGGTTTGCTGAGCCTGATGATAAAGAGCCTAAGGTTGTGGGGCAATGTGAAAACTGCTTTGATGACCTATATGAGGGTGATACAGCTATTTTAGACAGAAATGATGAAGAAGTGATGTTCTGTAGTTCTTCTTGTGCAGTCTCAGGTCTCACTACTATTAAAACACTGGGGGAAGATCAATAATGAAGGTAACTTTTATAGGTGATATTGACACTAAACAAATGGTAAGCAAACTGGATGAGATTGCTACCTCAACTATAGAAAGAATTGAAAAAGAGCAGGGAGTCAAAATCAATGGCTACAGCCTACATGAGGCTGATCTGCTAGTAAAGGTTAATGTGGAGGGCATGGATGAGCCACAGTTACTGACTGTAGATCATCATGGCATGACAGAGCCTTTCCAGTGGATTGTTGACATGGACAAGGAAACACAGGTAAACAACCAAGAGGAATCAATGTTTGACCAGTACACAGTGGCTAAGGCTCAAGGTCAGGAGCATGAGTTTGAGGAGATTGAGTCAGCCTATGATGACATTATCTTAGAGCTTGAGAAGTCTGAGACTTATGAGGACATGGAGAGGAAAGTGTACTCTGTCATTAATGAGGATTACAAGGTAGTCAGGGTGTATCAGCAGGGTAAACTAATTCAAGAGATCAAGCTTGTACCTAGAGAAGGTACCCAGTGATGGTGTGTGTTTCCTTAACTGTCATCCTGTGTACAATGCTGATCTGTGACATGGTAGTGAATGTAAAAGGTAAAGGAAAGTAAAAGAAAAAGGAGCAGGCACATGACCTGACTCCTTTTTTTATTGCAATACTTTTGTTTAAGGAAAAGTCATTTAAGTGAAGTTAAGTTACTTTAACTTATTCACTGTAGCCTTAACCATGTTATCTCTGTACAATTCCTTTAACTCAAAAGGCATTTCTCTAGTTTCTACCCATGCCTTACTGTTCTGCTCATACCTCTCTTTTATATCTTGAGGTAATCTAAATTCAATCAAGTCACTAAGATTAGTCACCTGTAGGGCTACCATGATAGCCAGTAGCTGTACCTTATTGAAGCTGATACCTTTGCCATTAACAATCTGAGAAACAGTACCAATCCTCATACCTGTCATCATTGCTAGGTCTTGCTGAGTTATTCCTCTTTCTTTCAGCAAGTCATCAATTTTTAGAACAATCTCAGCATCCTCTAAAATCTTAGCAGTACCTATGACTACATCATTCATTAGACTGTGTGAACCTTCTAATATGGTACTAACCTTCATTTTCTTCATAACAACTAATGCCCTCCACTTTGTAACTATACTGTCATATATTATATCTATTTATGTCTCAGTTAATTCCAGTTTATACATGTTACATTATTCTGTAACTGCTACCATCTTACATGATCTGTGTCACAGATGCAAACCCTTTCTCTAATTAAGAAGTGAGACAGGTTAGAAAGTCCACTAATAGAGAGACAGGGGTTGCATACATGATTAAGCAAAAACCAATTAAAATAGCCCTTTTGGGAGAGATCAGGGCAGGTAAGGATACAGTTGCTGAGCTTATTCAAAAGCACATTAAAACTAATAATTCTACCTACTTCTTAGCCTTTTCTGATGGTATTCACAAAGTTATCAGAAAGTATTTCCCTGAAGCTTACAAAGAGGGCAAGCCTAGAAAGCATCTACAGCAGATAGGTCAATCATTTAGAGTGCTTAATCCTGACATATGGATTGACACTCTTTTTAATTCCAATATTTTTGATAAAGCAGTGAGGTCTCAGTCTAACATTATCATTACTGATGTAAGACAGCCTAATGAGGCAATCAGAGCCATGAAAGCAGGCTTTACAGTTGTGAAAGTTACTGCTGATTTTGATGTAAGGGTAGCTAGGGCAAAGGCTAAGGGAGATACCTTTAACCTTGAGGACTTCTACCATGAGACAGAATTAGCCATTCAGCAGTGTCCTTTTGATTTACTGATTGATAACTCTCATACCCTTGAAGAGCTAGAGGAAAGGGTTAAAGAAGTGCTTGAGGAGGTTGTCACTAATGAGCAGTAAATTAGAGAGAGCTACTCAAGACCACTACACATTAGCAGAGATTGAAAGAACATTGAAAAATAGAGAGCTGTCCTACTCTTACGCAGAGCAAGGAGACCTAGACATTATTCACCTCATCATTGACTCAGAGAAGGCTTTAGAGTTAGCACAACCTACTGAGATACAAAAGATGACTGTAGACCTTGTGTGGAGGCATGGCTACAACTTAGTTGAGACAGGTAAGATGTTGGGGGTAACTCCTCAGGCTGTTAAGTTTAACTTAGGATTGCTCAAAGTCAAGATACAGAAGGTACTTGATGAGTGGAAAGCTATGGATAAGGGAGGTGAGGTAGCATGATGACTCTCACTATCCCAGTATCAGCCTATATGTTGCAGTTTACTGACAGAGCAGAGGAGTTAGCTAACACTAAGCTAGAGGATGCTCCCTCTGTTGCTAAAAGGAATCAGAAAGTAAATGATCTGCTTGAGGAGCATTACACTCTAACAGGTAAGATGCCTAAAGCAGATGCTCTAAGGTACTTAGCAGATTACATTTTGATTACAGACTTGAAAAACAAGGATGTAGATAAAGTAAGTAATGAGGAGTTTCCTATCCTTTCTGATATCCAAGTCAAAAGGAGACATAGGAAACAAATGCTCATGAAGGATGAAACACTAGACTTTCTCAATAACAAGTTTAACAAGCAAATTGACAGCTTATCTAGGACTACAGTTAAGAAAGCTGAGTACTAAAAAATACAGAAGGGGAGTCATTAAGTGACTCTCCTTTCTTTTTGTAAAGGATGGTTTTATGTTAGGAGTTATAGCAGGTATTTTACCTTTGCTGATGCCTTTTAGTGCAGATCAGGGGGAGTGTATCAGGGTGAATGAGATCCCTCCTATCCCTAGTGTAGCAAGAGAAGAATACCTGACAGAGCATGGTATCACACCTATTATAAAGACTGAGGTAAAGGAAAAGGTAGTGTACAAGGAAAGAGTAATGTATGTAGATAGAGACACTAAAGAAACTGTTAAAACTGAGGTTAAGGACATCTCTAAAAAGGAATATGAAGCACCAAAAAAGAAGGCTGAGCATGTAAAGGAAACCCCTAAGCAGGTCACAAAAACAGAGCCAAAGAAAGAAGAACAGACAGTATCTAAACAGTATCAAAACTATGAGTTTACTGCCTATAGCCATGAGCCTAGTGAGGCACAGTCACACAGGTACAATGGCAAGATAGTTACAGCTACAGGCAAGGATGTTACAGATAGCATTTACTATCAGGGGTACAGGATTCTTGCTGTTAACCCTAGTGTCATTCCCTATGGGAGCATCTTGTCTGTAAGTGTAAATGGACAAAGCTTTAAAGGAATTGCTTTGGACACAGGGGGAGCTATCATGTCTAGGTCTAACAGGATTGATCTGATGGTAACTGATACCAATGAGGCTATGACCTTTGGTGTTCAGCAGGGCAGTATTTCATATGTCAGAAAAGGATGGTAGGGCTTAAAGCTCTGCCTTTTTTTTGTCACAGTTTTGCCCAGACTGTCTAATGTATTGGGTGAGGAGTTGGTATAGTGTTGATTACTTTAGATGAGTTGATTGCTGAGGAGGCTTTGGTTATTCCTGTAGCTGATGCTGTCTTATCCTCTAATGAAATAAAGGAGGGGGCTAGGTTTGAAAGTAGGGGAGGGGTATACACCTTCTACAATAAATACCTAGAGCCTTTGTACATTGGCATTTCTGTGAATGTAGGTAAAAGGGTTATGGAGCATTTTGGTACTCCTAAAGGAAATAAAGACCTATGCCAGTACATTGAAAGAGATGCAGTGTATGTCTCTGTGTTCTATGAGGATAGAAAGATTTATCAAGAGATTTATGAGAGCTACTTAATCAAGGTTATGAGTCCTAGATTTAATGTAGACAAGACAGGGAGGCAAAAGGTTTAATGGTACAGCTCAGCATTTTTGATGTAGGAGAAGAAACTGTAAAACAACCTAAGGAGGTTATTGAGAAGGTAAGTAAAGTTATTGAGCCTATATATGAGGTAGGCAACAGGGTGAGAATCAGAACAGCTAAGGAGCTTGAGTCTCCTGATATTGAAACAGTAGCATACCTCACTGAGTATAAGTTTGGTGGCAAGGTAGGCACTATAAAGAGAGTACAGGTAGGCACAGAAAGAGCATCTTATGAGGTAGAAACTTCCCTTGGTAATGCTTGTGTAACAGAGGAAGAAATAGCTTTCATTAGCTGACATTGACATTTTTCTCTATTCCAGTATACTGTTACTGCAAGTATTTTAAAGCAAAGGAAGTTACAATATATATGGAACAGCTAGAGGCTAGACTAGAGACTATGCAGAAGTATCACACTGCTGAGGAGCTGAAAGCGAGCCTGCCAAAGGGTACTACTTCTATGGTAAAAGGATGCTTTAAAGCATTAGCAAATGAGCAGTTAAATGGTGAATACTTTCTAGGTGCTTTTGTAGGTAATGTACAGGGCATCAATGTAGTAGGTACTAAGAAAGATGCAGGTACTACAGGCATCATGGCGATTTCAAACAAGAGACTTATTTTTATTGGCAAACTGCTGTTTAACACTAAAATAGAGTCATTGACTTGGAGTAATTTTGATTCATACTCTGCTCAGAAAGGTATGCTGTTTGGTGAAATCACAGCAATGAGTAGAGGAGGACATAAGCTAAGAGTTACATCTATTGATAAAAAGGTTTGGCAAGAAGGTAAAAAGTTACTAGATGAATTAACTATGTAATGCAGGTGAGGGAGCAAAAATGCTCTCTCTTTTTTTATTTAATTTTCCTGAGTGTCACACTTTAAAAGCTCCATCTAATTAAGAGGTGTAAGGCTGATAAAAACAAAATAGGAGGTCATTTAATATGACAAACACTTACACGCATCTTACTGAGCAGGAGCTAGTGACTGAGGTTGCTACAAGCTTCAATAACATTATTGCAGTTGTAAAAGCCACTGGGGAGCTTTCTCATGTATCTGTACCTTTTGTAAAAGTATCTGTAGGACATGCTTATCAGGAGTTGCTGAAAAAGCATGTGTCTAAGCTAATGGCTCAGGCAGATGAAGTGAAAAAGAGAGACAATCTTTTACTTACTTTAGCTGTTTCTTTGGAAGTAGACAGACTAGGTGATGAGGTTATTTACTTAGCTGTAGGGTTACTTGCCTCAGGTGCTGTAGAATTGGAGGAGTTGATCTAATGGCAGTTACTGTGACAGTGGAAAACATTAGAGACAGCAGGCCTGATGTAGAAGGTAACACAGGTAAGATCACCACTAAAGACAGCAGAGGGCTGAGGGTTTATCTTGCCTCCCCATTCTTCTCAGATGAGCAGATTGAGGAAGTTAAAAGGCTTGAGAAAGCTTTGACAGCTAACCCTCATGTAGCTGAGGTATTCTCTCCTATGAGGAATCAGATTGAGGAGCTTGAGTTTGGCTCTTTTGAATGGAGACAGGCAGTCTTTAAGAATGATGTTGACCACATTGACTGGGCAGATATTGTAGTAGTGGTACATGACTACTTTGAGGATAAAACAGATGCAGGCACAGCATGGGAAATGGGCTACAGCTATGCAAAAGGTAAGCCAGTGTTCTTACTGCAAGAAAAGCAAGGAGTACCTGTAAATCTGATGCTCAGCGAGAGCTGTAAAGCTTACTTTGTCAGCGCTGATGAGGTCGCAGAGTATGACTTTTCTAATCCTAAAGAGATCAAGTTTTATGGGGAGGTATTTTGATGAAGCCTAGACTTATTAAAACAGAAGAAGTAGTTACTCATAAGGTGGGAGGAGGGGTATCAGACCACATGGCTAAAGAGCTTGCTGTAGCCCTTCTAACTGGGGAGTATGAGGTAGTAGGTTGGGAAGTTGAGCAGGATTGTTATAAGACTCAAGAAACCATTGAAATAAAAGCAAAAGGGGTATCCCTTACTATTAAGTCCTGAGAAATCAGGGCTTTTTTTATTTTGGTTTAATTTACAGTAAAGTGATTTACAATATACTGTAATATATGTTACCATTCAGAGGAGGCGAAAGCCTTTTGTTTTTGGTTAGTTAAATTACAGTATACTGTATTATAGGAGGTAGTGAGATGGTAAGGACAAGCACAGGGGTTTACTCAGATATAAGGTATAAGGAGCTTTTAGATCAGCAAGCAAAGGAAAGCAAAAAAAGTAGGTGGTCTGCTGTATCTGATTATTTTGGTTTGGTAACTCTGTCAGATAAGATATGGTTTTATGGCTCACATGGATTTTGTTTAGGAGTGTTAATGTTTATTATGGTGCTAAATGTGCTATAA